CCTAATAGTAAATAAAAAATTTCATCATATCTCGTCTACTACTCCCTATACCAAGGAGTAGTAGACTATATCGATTTAATCGTGATAGTTAAACATCTCTTGAATATCTGGTATAGGTAAAATCAGATCAGGATTTTCCTTATACATCTTATCCAGAGAGGTTAAAGAGACCATTCTATCATGATTCTCCAATAGTTCATTCAAAACACATTGGCTCCCTCTTCCTTTACCTTTATTCAGATAAAATATCCGGTAAGGTAAAGTATTCTCCAAGAACAAAGCTTTTAACTTGGCAGAAGACTCCGTTTTCAAATACATCGCAAATCTAATCTGTTCAATCAGATTGGTGATAGGAATCTTTCCTAGCTTATTAGCAGCTCTGAGTTCTTTGATATACTTACGACATTCATGACCATTTAAGACTTTTAATAGTTCATGTTTCTCTTGCAAAGAGATATACCACCTGTAGCCTTCTACGGTATTGAAGTTACCTAAAGTAGGATGTACAAAGGGAATGATGTACTGGGTATCCAGCATTCTTCCTAAATCGGTTAACGCTCTATTATCTACTCTGACATAAGAAACCCCATCTTGCTCTAAGAAATAAATGGCTTCAGGTACAGAGAGGATAGATTGTTTTCTGTATATGTTATTTTGTCTTAACAGGTTGGGATTTCTCAAGTAATGACTCCTCTGTATGGGCGAGGAGTTCTTCTCGTTCTGACTCAGAAAGCTCATGTGGGTGTCCTTTAAGTGTATCTTCATAGTAACCTGGAATGGGTAATACCATCTTGCCAGATTTATCTATCTTGGTGGCTCTTGCTTCTTCTTTGGCTTTGATGATGTCTTTTCTTTGTGCTTCTAGACGTTTGAGTTCTTCAGGATCTACCTGATGCACACCATGAGTCTGACTCCATTTGTCAGTAAACTCTTTTCTAGACTCATCGTTCATTAAAAGAGCATCCATGACATGTGTCGTGACTTTACCATCGATGTGATGGAGTTTAAAAGAGATCTCTATTTTAAATACCCCCATGACTTTCAATGCCTCTAGAAAGACTTTAAAAGTAAACTCAGGAGAAGCAAACTTTTTGTTATAGCTACCTCTGGCGTTACTCGCCGCTATTTTGTTTTCTCCAGGATAGATAATCTCTAAATACTGTTGTAATCTCTCATTGAAAGTAATACTACCCATCTTGAGATCATACATGATCTGTCGCCAGAATCTGGCTAATAATCCATTGGCTTTGGATTGTGCTTCATCGATCTTTTTTCTTTTATCGTCTAAAACACGATCTAAGGGATTCTCACCCGTATGTTTTGCTGCCATAAATAAGGCTCCTAAAAGTTATTCCTAGAATGTTATCCAGGATCAAAAGACTAGATAAGATATAAAAAGATATATAGATTAAAAATTCTCTAAGATGACTTCTCCTTTGATTGAAAAACTAAAGTAATATAACAGGATTCTATAGAGTTCCTTTTGATAAGGCTCTATCTTGGCTGTTGCTAGTATTCTGATATTCTCTTCTTTGATATAGGATAAAGTATTAATAACCTTATAGTAGTCTTCTATTAAGTTATCAATGACTCTTTCTGAAGAGAGATAAACCCCATCTAGATAAGTAAAATACTCCAAAGCACCGACTTCCTTGATACCAGGATTCAGTGGAATGAGATTTCTTTCTCTGATGTTATTTAGGATATTGATATTGTCATGATAGTCTCTAGCAAAGACATAGATCGTATCTGTACGTACAGATATCTTGGTAAATACTGAGAGATGTTGAAAGACATTATTTCGACTTCTCTTGATTTTCTTTATTAATTTTTTTAAGGATTCCTCGCTATAAGCCTTGTTATATTGTGAAATGTGGCTCATAAGCCAGATTTTATCAAACATATTCATTTATAGTCTCTCTTGAGTGACTATCCTGATAAGGATAAGAACGAAAGACAGCCAGATTTTATCAATTACATTCATTATTGATCTATCTCTATAGGGATACATAAAAGATAATATATATCTTTAAATATCTAAAAAAGGAATAACATCATGGAAAATAACGATCTTATTTTACAAGAAGAACTTAACTATACCAAAACCATACGCAAGCAAGTCGTAGGTGCTATCACGAACTATGGCCTAGATAAAGTCGTCACAGATCCTGAGATGACCGAGAACCTCTTAAAGACATTGAAAGATATGGATACTGCAACACTGACGCAGATGCGTATCAATTCAGATAAAGATAATGCTGATAAGGTGGTTACCGCTAAACTAGAAGTTGCCAAGATACTTTCAGAACTCAATCCGAATGATATCAAAATAGAACAAGCTAAAAACAGTAATAAAAGAAGTCTAGATGATTTAGATGGTGCAAGAGATTATGTCAATGAAGAAACTGCCGTAGGGGTAGCCGATTACAATATCGATACCTTTATGGAGAGATCCAATGGCTAGAATAATGGTCCCATTACTCTCCCTGTTGAAAAGGAGAGTAATGGGATGTATGACGACTATAGACGCATTAGGGATGATAAAACTTATTAGCGATGTTGTTTTGTCTAGGCTCTTCAGCTTGGACAGATAACTCTACATCATCAAAACCATTGGCATGTAGAGCATTTAAAATATCATTGACTCTGTTGACTGAGATATTTCTAATCTTAGCCACGATCATTTGGTTATTGGATACTTCGACTTTATCTAGGTTAATCCAAGGAAGTCCTAAGGTAATTAAACTACCATCTCGTAATTGAAACTGGACATAGTTGTATTCACTAGCACTGTCAATCGTTCCTTTAGGTAAATAAGGATAAACTTGAGCATGCATTGCTTCAATATCCATAAACCTGGAAGCTAAATGACCTGAGAGATTGGCTACACATACCACATGGTCAAATACGTTTTCTATGATATTAGAAGGATAGACCTGAAAACTATAGGCCTTTCCAACCTCAAAGACGTTCGACATATCTCACCTCTTTTCGTTTGGAGGAATATCCAACTTCAAAAACATTACTCACTTCGTTCCCCCTGTTTTCTCGTAGGAGAATAGTCCAACCTTGAAAACATTAGACATGGTCTAATCCCTCTTTGTTGGTGTTCACTTCAAAGACGTTAGACATTCATTCCTCCTATGGTCGTCATTCTGTCTGACTCGTATACACTCGTTACTCATCGTTCTTATCCTCATTCTTAAGTCAATAAACGGAATATCAAATCTGGCATCTTGATCTCCAGTAAGAAATATTGGCTATAATAGACTTCTTTATCTCTAGGATAAACAAAACCATCAGGAACCAAATAAAATCGTTCCCAATAATCTCTTAGATGATCAAAATACTCATTAAACTGGCTGAAATAGACGGGTATTTCATACTCTTTAAAAGGATTACTCTCATTTTGTAAAAGCATATCCTTAAAGAGATCATGTAAGTAAAACCGATAATCCGATATCTCTTTAATATTCGGATAATAAAAACATAAAGTCTCAAAGAAGTGGGTAATGGTTCTTTCTATAGAGTATTTACTAATACCTTTCTTCATGAATAACTGATAAAAGATATAGGTATCTCTTTGCATCGGTAGTACCATGTACTTATCAGGTATAATCATGGCTTATAATACGTACTTGTTTTTGTCAGTAACACCACGACATTCTCATCCAAGACATGCCACTTTACTATCTGGTACTGATGGAGTTCATCATACAGACTAAAGATAGCTCTGTTGATCATGAGAACATCGTCATCTTCCAGTTCTTTACGATACTTGATTTCCAAGTAATTAATTAAGTAATAAATGACTTTATCCATGTCTTTCTTTTTAATTAAATTACTATAGATCTCAGTATACAAAAAGATATATTGTTCTTTCTCTAAAGTAAAACTATATTTACTAGCAAGACTATCCAACATACTTCTAATAATAAAAGTCTTTAAGACTACTTTTCTATAGGTCTTCGCTACCAGCAACTCTAACGATCCCACAATACACCTTTCCCTCATTGAAAATAGCTACTTGATCAATATCATCATAGTTGATCCTTCTACTGAAAGTGCCATGGAGTTTTCTATAGATACCTTCAAACATCTCGTCTCTAAGCAATTTTTGTTTTCCCTCTTCTATACCTAGACTGTTCATATAGAGATGGTATTCTCCACTCTCGTCCACTATTCCATAAAACACCATCTCACATAGCAAAGACAAGATATTACAGATTTCTTTTTCCTTTCTTTTCTTATTGATATATTTCTTTATATTAGGTTTTAGTATCTCAGCAAACTCAGTCAGATCAAAGTAATAAGAGATTCTCTTTGGTTTGTTTCTTCTGAGTATCGATTCGATGTCCATTATACATCACCTTGATATCTTTTCATCCAGTCGTGTATTCGATAATCACCATGTCCTAATAAACAGATCACACAGTCCTCACCTTCTACACTCATGATCTCCCATGGGTTTTGTTTGATAATTACGGTCATGTCTTCTAGTATACCCATAAAGGAAGAATAGATATAAGTAGAGAGTTTATCAATAAAGACATGGTAGTAAGAGGAAGACATATCTCGAGTAGTCGTACTCAGTTGATCGTTGATATAGGCTTCTATAGCATCATCTAAGAGATAATCCGTATTTCCATTAAAACATCTGGTATTTTTAATCAAATCTTCTATGATGGTCTTGATACACAGATGACTCCGGATAGGATGGAATGGCAATACAGATAAATCTCTCATCAAAGAGATCATTTCGCCACTATCAAAAGACTGGACAGCTTGCCATTTTTCATTCTGATATTTTTCAAGATTAGTATATAGATCATCGTAGGTGACATATTTGTCATTGCCATGATTGATTAAAAAATATTCTTTACCAGGAGTTATCACTGGTCTATATTTGTATCTATTATAAATACCAGGCAAAGGTTTTATTTGATTATCTACTAAAATAGGTTCTAAAACAAAGAACTGGTTCAATACCGAATAAGATCCTAACAACTTAGGATTAGCTAAATAGACATTGTCTAAAGACATTTTACTCTCCTATACTTAATAAATAACCAAGCTATACAAGGAAGCATTAGGACTATACTCTAAGCTATATTCACAATAACCATAGATCAAAGGGAGTCTATCATGGACATAGTCATAGATAAACCTCTGGTACTGATATATGCTATTGCGCCCTTTTTCAGGAATAGATATAAAAAAAGCATGATACCTTTTCTTATAAGTGGTATCTAAAAAAGAAATATGTAAGAAATCATCTAAAGTAATAGACATAAAGTCTTTTAGAAAATCAGGAATAGGGTAATTGTGAATAGCGAGTTCTGTTAACAAGGGATTATCCATATAGACAAGGCCCTCTAGATCTCGTAAAGAAAAAATTAAGACTATCCTATCACGAGGATATTTTATCATAGATCTGTCCTTACTTATCATAGATCGTTGTATTTCCTCTTGAATGGGGGTTCTCTCACTCTGCTACTCACGTAGCATCGTTCAAGAGCGCTCTAAACGAGCGTGTAAGACGTCATTTAATAAAAGTAATGGTAGTTTATTACCCATAGGTCATAAAGCCTCTATACGCCCATTGAGGAGCGTATAGAGGGATGTATGACATCTTTATACAATCAAACCAGATTCATCTGCATCATTAACACCTTTAATGATGCTCTGTCTGATGACTCGACTGTCTTTTTCTTCTTTGAGTTTAGCCAAGTGAGATTCAATATCCTTAGCGACTCTATCTACCAGTCCATCACTGATCACGAAATGTGTCGTGACAGAATAGATCTTGCTACTGAGTTCTTTGGATATCTCACCTTCGGTATGATACTCTACTGTCTCTGGATAGTCGGTCGACTCACCTTCTGCTGCGAGTGTTGCTACAGAGATGGCTTTACCATAGACCTTGTGGAGATCGTCATTATTACCTACCATTGTCAGTACAGCCAATTGGTTAGGATAATCGGTGACTTTATCATAACGCAGCCAGTGATAGAGGTCTTGACTGTCTAGACCGATATGCTGGTTAGCAAACAAACAACGTAAGGATTCGATCATGTTAATCACGTATTTATCGACTTCTTTACGTGAAGCTGATCCTTCGTTATAATAATAAGCCATGACAATGGGTTTCTTAACCACATTAATGGCTAGATTTTCATAAGTCTGTAATGTCTTTAAGGTATTGTTGCTTTCAATGACACTACCGTTGTCACCAATAGCCACAACAATAACCGGTGCATCTCGATTCAATAATTCTTTTACAATCAATGGTGAGAGCACGGAACCGCTCCGTATGTCCACTGTGTTCGTTAGGCACAGCAGGTGTGCTATGACACCCTCCTCTATTTTCATAGAGGCGCAGATCATATCAACATCTCTATCTAGACTGAGATGTCCCCTATTTCCACGCCACTTGGCATGTACACGCTGGTGAGTGCGTTGATCGTTGAACCACTGACCTATACCTAGGTCTCTCGGCTGCGGGTTACCCATTGTTGCATACGCTATCTTTTTTACCACCTCTGTTTGATTAGAACAGCCCTAGAATGTATTACTACTTCTAGTTGGTAGATAGGTCTTTAGGGATTTCCCGTCAATTAAGGGGATTCACATGTGATTATCACTAATCACACGGGCTAATGGTTAACCACCTGCGAGCGTGTGTAATACAATATTCAAGCTACTCGGTTTGTGATTCTGGACAATATCTGCAATGACAGGAATGATACTCTCTTTGGCATCGAGTCCTCTCTTTTTGCCTTGACCATCCAACTCTTCAATCAAGTAAACATCTTCATCATCCACTGGGATTTTAAAGTTGCTCTTACTCGTATCAACAAAAGCAAACTTGACATTAGCAAAACCGTCTAATGCTTTGTTTTTCCAATCGTAGATTTTAGAGGCAATAGAAATACCACCGCCGCCACAAGCATAAATACGAATATCTGCTTTGTTTCTCTCTAAAGACATGTAAATATCCTCAATATAAACTATTGTAAAAAGACGAAAGATACTCTTTAATAGAGTATCAATCTGTCATCAAATCATCCACGATCACGATATCCTCATCTGGAAATCTCGCTGTGACTTTGACTCTGACAGGATAGATCTCTTGTAAAGTAGAAAAGAACGTACCTGGTGCCATATATTCACAGACAAAGCTGCCAGAGAGACGAGTATCTTCTCGCTTTTTCTCATTGTAAAAAGTGAGTAAACTCAGACATCCTAACTGATCCATACAAAAACCAGGCAAGCTATAATACCCTAGTTCACGATTATTCTTGATCAGCTTAATAGATACACTAGTCTCTTCCAGATAATGCTCTCGTAAATAATCTACTAACAGGGTATCCAAGGGCACGCCCCGCTGTACTAGATCATCGGTATATCTGTCAGAGAAATTCTCTAGTTTATTCTGACTAATGAAGTCTATATAGTCTTTGATCCTCTCCAAAGTAAAGACTTTAAAATCTGTCTTATCTTCTTCGAGTTTCTCTAACAATACTGCTACTTCAAAAGCATACTGCGATATATCTAATAACAAAGCATCTGGTATATGGATGACTTTATGGTATATAAACCTCTCTTCACCCTGATACTCCGTATACAGTTCTTTCTCCAAGATATCCAAGGTACTTTTATCACCTTGAATCTCATAGATCGTCTTTACCCAATCAGTCATGATTCTCTCCCATCAGTCATGATACACTCCTATCATGCTTCAGATATCAAGCACGTATCCTAAGGGGTCATCATCACTGACAGGTTTTTCTGTGATCAGATAACAATACACGCCCAGCTCTATGATCCCTGGGACAATGCTGTAGATCTCACTTTCCTCTTCTTCATCCTCAATCTCAAGATCCTCTTCGATCTCTTCTTCATCGTCATGTTCTACGATATCCTCTTCTATTTCATCATCCTCCTGATCTGTCGTGTCGACACTGTTAATCAACACTGTCCAGACACAACCAGGATTCATCTCCTCGTACTGAGCGAGTAAACTCACATCACTCTCTTTTACGCCGTCAATCTCATTACCACGAGGTGTTACAACAACATCGCTGGTAAGAGGATTGATGACATTGTAAGCGTCATTAAACGCTTCAAATGACTGTACTTTAGCCATAAGTAAATACTCCTATACTTTAAAGTAAAGATACTTTCACTATCGTCATAATGAAAGATAGTACTATATAAGACATAGTACTACATATGTATAATGTATATCCAAAAATATCTAGATTTTATTTAGATATTTTTGGATATACTCTCTTGAGTGAGACTATCTCTGATAGTCGAAGGAAAGAAATATATATCCCTGGATTTCTAGAATGTAAATCATCATAGATCCTATCTACCTCCTACCTTGAATGTGGTAGAGGAGGTAGATAGGTATTTATAAAAAGAATCTATCATGAATGATAATGCATGATGAATTCTGACCAGAGGAAGAGCCTATTTTGGCTTATGATACTTTTAAGGAGTATAAGCCAAAATAAACTCTTTTATCGCTCTCTCATAAGTGCCATCAGGCAAGCCATAATTACTCGCCAAGTATTGGGCATACTGTCTGGCTCTGTCCATGTAGTGGCTTTTGTACTCTTCTTCTGATTTCTCTTTATAGATCTCTTTATATTCAGCCATATTGACCCACAACTGCTTCTGATAAGCCTCCATCTCCAGTCGATACTTCCACTCATCACTAAAGTAATACAGAAACCCTCTACCTAGCAACACTTGTCTGATATGGACTTTTTCATGCTCAATGAGTCCCTTGTTGTCTTTATAATCCTCTTTGACAATAATAAAAGGAAATATTGTCTTGGCACTATGACGACCTACCAGTCTCTCTAACCAACTACCTTTCTTTGCAATAAGTACCATATATACTACCTCCTAAGGTATCAATAATAACAATGCAGAAGTATCTCTACCCAAAGGATACTCTACCTCATGACTATATCTGTCATGATCAGGATACTCTCTTTTAAATATATCTACCACGCTCAGCATGTCCAAGAGATCCATATAGTGGTACTCTCTGGTGTCATAAGTCATTCTTTCTATGGTGGATATCCTGTCCAATAGATATTGCTCTATCTCTTTCACGGTGATCAAGACATCTCTATTCTGTCTATAGACCATAGTAGGATTCTCCGTCGTATAGTCATATTTAGCTATACACTCTACTAGTATCAATCTTTCTTTGTTATCGATATACGGTTCATCCATACCCCACTCAGTCATATCACCTCGATGATAGGTAAAGAGTACTATGTGTCTCGTATCTCTACTCTCCCTATCTCCTATTTGAATGATGTTGCCCTCATGATCGATACTCTCATTTATATCCGTATCTACAGATACCCCTCTAAATCTCCCTGAATCACGCTCTGTGACACGATCTCTATATAGGCTAGGGATCTCTATGTCTCCTAGTACTTCACCGCTCCAATGCCTTTTGTTAAACCATATACTACTCATACACCCCTCTCACATCGCCTATCACATCGTAAACCGTATATAGTGCTCTATCACACATCCCACATCATCTTTATCATCCAGATAGTCATCTCTCTTTAACAACTTCATATTCCAAGGTAATTCTATATCCAAATATACCAACTCACTATGATCACCATCTACTTTAGTATCTATAGTAGTCAGATATAGATCATCGATATACTGCATACTACTCTGTAATAACTGATTGCCACCTATCACGTAGATATGTCTCGATATACCCTCATCTATCAGTCTATCAAAACACTCTTCTATACTCCTATATACCTCTACATCATCATCCACCATACTAGTACTGATGACTATCTCTCTCCTATCTACGAGTCGCTTCTCCAATGATAGATAGGTATTTTTCCCCATGATACAGATCCATCTATCTTCACCAGTAGGATGTCTGGTCACATCCCTAAAGTGAGTCATATCTCTCCTACATCTCCATGGGATATCGTATCTACCATTCCTATATCTCCCTATCACTCCTCTCCTCCTATTTCTTTCACTCGGATACCTATCGATATCCTCCCTCAAGAGGGGATGTCTCGTATCACTATCCATATCTAGACAAGAGGAGTCTCTAGCTACTATACCAGTGACACTGATAATCCATCCTTTACTATTTCTATACATATCAACATTCTCCACGTAAAGCCAATATAAACATCATTAATACATCGTTACTTGCTTCATACAACATCATTCTCTCACCTCTACTATTGGTATAATAGCCATCTATAGTGAAATAATACTTGTCATTATAAAACCACATACCTTCTTTCAACCCATCCCAACGTATTACACTTCCTTTATAAGCTAATTTCCTACCCTGGTAACTAATATCTCTACTTAGCAATACCCCTCTAAAGACAATATTGTTATCATTATCCAGATACATTAAATCTTCATTACTCTCTTTGACATTACCCCACTGATCAAAGTAAGCACCAGGCCACATGTCCTTCTTATCTTTGTTATTATCTAAATACCTTATCAACCTGTCTTCTCTATATCTCTTTAACCCCTTTATTTCTACATCCTCTACCCCCAATCTCTTACTCTTACCCATTTTAAAGAAGTTATAATCAGGAAGTCCTTTTATATCTCTTAATTTTTTCTCTTTTATACTACATACAGCCGTACCAAAAGTATTTTCTCCTTTGACTAAACCATTTTCTCTATCTTCATTGGTCAAGTATCTCATGCCAGTATCATCTACCCTACCTCGAAAATCCTTATTCTCTTTACAGATATACCTAAGCCAAATTAATACCTTATTTCTATTTACATAATCCCATTTATCAATACTAATACCGTATAAAGGACTATCGTCAACAAAATATACATTCATAGTACCATGATTTAGCAATATATCTAAGAACAATAAATAACAACATAATTCTCTAGTTAACAGTTCTCCATCGCAATCACTTCTCCAGAAAACGTTCATATGGACATGCCAATGCTTCTCCTCACTTTTCTCTAACTTCCATATGTACCCTAATAAACAATCCCCGAATAAGTTTCTATATTTGTTTATAAAGAATTGTCTTATTAATCTTTTTAATGCTTTTGGTGCAAGGTCAACCCCATCTCTCCTGATGATATCCAGTCTTCCTATCTGGTATGACCCATATTTGTCAATTATCCTTTGTTCTACTTCTACGCATTTCTTTATTTCCTTTTTGTTAGTATAGGTTTTATTATATACCCTTATTTCTTTTCCATCTGCTGTTTTACCTCCTTCCAGTTCTTTGCTGGTAAAGAGATGGGTTGACCTAACTTCTCTTGGATCGTATTGATATACTTCTTTTTCCATAATACTTTTCTCTGTATAGAATAGATTATAAATATTATCTTTATTTAATTAATATATATTTTTATATTAAAAATAGAGATATTGATATTAGATCATATCTCCCTACCTTTAGGGAACCTCGTCAACTTATTAAACGAAATACGTAGATAAAGGGGTTTTGATAGACCTATGCTAATAAGAAAACCCCTGGAATACAGGGGTTTCATTTCTAGAAACCTCGATACTGTAATAATCAACATTTAATTTCTAGCATAATATTCATAAATCCTGTTGGCCACGGTAGACCAACAGGAGTATTTTTATCTTTTTAAATAGACGGTAGTATCCAGGGAAATAAAAGAATAAAGACATCCCTAGCAAAGTTATTACTGGTATGACTTCTCTTTACTACCCGACGTTCTTGTTCAAAACCATCACTATAGATAATAATACTAAGTACCTGGTCTATGATCAGGTCTATTCTATCATTATTCTTTAATATATTAACTTTCATTTCGCTCACATAGGGCAAGGTACCTTTCTTTAAAGTGCCTCTGATCTCGTGATTTAAAAGTAACACAACCGGGTTACCATCCCCCATACTACATTTACTGTATGGGCTATTCTCTTTTACAACTAGTTTTAGTACATCTAGTTGATTTATGATCCATTTTCGTTCTATTAAGTATTCCGCGTCATCTTCGAACATATTAGCTCACCTCTTTTTAGTAAAACCCTAGGGAATCCCTTATGCAGTTTTGTTTCTTAATATTTCAGAACATAGGCTTATTCCCTTATGCAGTTTTACGTCTTAGGCTTTTTGGTCATAAATCCAGTCCCCCTCTAGTGAGAGAAAAGACCTGTTTCTTAATAGTTATGGTTAAAATCTATCTATACAGGAGTTTATACTCATGCTCTACCACAACAGCATCAATGACCTAAATGGAGGTCATATTGACATGATCATTCTCAATTCCAATATCCAAGGAGAATGGCAAAGCAATACCAAGAAACTCTTTAGAGATATGTATCCTCGTCTCTATGAACAAGATATTAAACTCATCGCAGGAAAAAATAAACCTAAGCTAGGGAGTATATCCTATCTCCCAGGAGAAAGAAAAGGAAAGAGATGTTGTCTGGTCTGTGGCTATATGAGTAACTATCTAGAAGAGTATAAACAAGAAGCTATAGATGAAAAAGCTCTGATGACGGTATTAGAAAAAATAAAAGAGAATTGTAATACCTTAATAGGATATCCCTTTGAAGATATCAAGATAGGTTTTGCTCTAGATGAATATTATACTAAAGATATTATTGATGTCATAGAAGAGATTATCAAAGAACAAGGACATACCAATATAACTGTATATCAAAACAAAAAAGATCCTAATTTTGTAGGATTTTAAAAAGATCTTTAGGGTTTTAGTATGTGGGTACAACAAGTCTATACAACCAATGTCCCCTTCTCTCTTGAGCTATGCCAAAAAGTCATGCAAGAGTTTAAAAGAGAAGGGTATCAAGATCTATCTCTAAAGAAGCTTATCTATAATACCAGTAGAGATACTTTTGATTATGGTGTAGCTATGATTATAAAGGAATATGGTTTTGTTAACTATTGGAATACAGGAACCATAGAGGAAATCAGATTACATGACCATGATTCCCCTATTATAGAAAAAATAAAAAAGTATCGACAGATACATCCCCTATATCAGGGGCCTATAGATGATCGTAAACAAGAACAGCTAGTAAAATATCAGATACTCCCTGAAGACTCATTATAGACGACATAGATCCCTACTCTACTCCTTTCACAGGGAGTAGAGTAGGACTTATGTTTATTTAGGAAAACTAGTCTTCCCGTTTACCATAAATGCGTTGGACCATTTTCAGGTGCAGTGGTACACTAAGAAACCGATCTACTTGTTCCTTATCATCTATACCTCTATCCTCCATAAATGCTTTTCTTAGTTTGTAATAGTTAAATTCATCCATTTAGTTTATTATGTTCCTCTAGCACGTAAGTAAAACAATTGATAGTTGCTCGGTTAGCCAAGACAGCACTAAATATCTGGGTAATCTTACTAAGATCGTCTTTGAATAAGATATCGTAAGGGACTTCTACCCAGTTATATGGCGGAGGTACTAAAATAATAACATCTGCTTTTTCGACTTTTTCCTTTATATCTAGGTATTCTTTTCTGAGTTTATTTATCTCCTCTTCGTGAGTTTACCTTTAATCATGGACAAAAGCGATGGTGTGACATTATCAATCATCTCTACCAGATAAGGTTGTTCAAAATAGTCAAAAACTAGAGATACTAATTCTCTTGGACTATAATTTAATATATTTTTCCTAATTTCTGTAAATGTCTCTGGTTTCTTGGGTTTGGTTGGTTTATTCTCTTCACTGGGACTGGATTGACCTAGTCTTTCGTCTAGTACTCCCTTTATTGTCTCTTTTATAATGTCTTTAATATAAGCTTTTATCTCGTCAGTTAACATTAAAATATTTAACTCCTTATTATACAGATCATATATCCTCTATACACCTCCCTATTAAAGGAAAGTGTATAGAGAAGGACTTATGATTAAATTGATACTTTCTTAATGAAAAACATCTCTTTATTGAACGCTCCACGGACTAGTTGATAAACACGATTATCTTCTGTTTTCAGATAGTGTTTAGCATAATCAGGATAACGTTTATAGAGATGCTTGCCTAATTCCACGATAAACGGCTGCTGGAGCGATTCTGAGCCGATCAAAGTGTCATCCATAGGTAACCCTATTACCCTAGCCTCTTTAACGGCTGTAGTGAGCGTTACGGGCATATTTACGCAGTTAGCAAATACATTCTCAGGCAACACCAATCTTCCTAATGTTCCTTTTAAAGGATTTACAGGCAATTTATCATCAGGGAGGATCCAATGTTTCAGTGAATAGATTACTTCTTTCTCAAAAGTCTCTAAGAGGTTCTTACCCTCTAAGAGCTCTTTTAGATCCTTATAATCCAGGTTAAGATCATCAATGCTGATGTCTTGCCCCATTCGGATATTCAAGATCTCTAGTACCATATCGCTATAGATATCGGTGAGTAACGGATAGACTTTGACATCATTTCGAATAGTACTTAGGGTATTCAAGACTTTACCTAGACCATCAGCTTTACTGATCTCAGAGAGTACTTCCGTATAATCTCTTTTACTGACCATGGGTTTAACCAAATACCCAGGTTGTGTATAACTATCTCTTTCTTTCTCAATGACTCTACAATCTGCAATAGTCACCAATTCATTCAGAGACTCTACTACCTTAGGTTCACTATCACTGACAGGAATTTCTTTCACACTTCTGTTTTCAGCAATAGCTTTCTCTTCTTCTTTTTCTAAGGCTTCTTTTTCTTTACTATAGTTATCCGCTACTCTATCCAAACTACGGAGATCATCTACCGTAGGTTTAGGACCATTAACAAACTGATGGTCGATGTAGTTTTGCAGATCGTGGTCTTCTTCTTTCATCGTTAAATACTCTTTGACTTTAAAACGTTGGTGGATTCTACCTTGGCTATCTAGGTATAGAGTACACCAGACTTTACCAGGTTGAAATCCTCGGAAATAACGAGAGGCTGGGTTTCTACTCCACTCGATCATGGCTCGATAAGGATCATCTGTCTCAATGAGGATATTATCAGTATTTATGGTATCATCAGAGAGAGGGATCTTGACATCCTTATTAGGAGTATTCTTAGGTAAGGTATAGTTAGGGGTAATGTATTTTTCCTCAGCACCAGGCGCTAATGGAATTCTACCAGGAGAGGTTTCTGGATTAGGAACATCGTTAAAGAGATCAGTAACCATAACCGCATCAACATTCTCTACAGAGACAGTACCGGTAGCAGTAGCTTGTTTATAGGCTTCTTCGATACGATTGATTTGTTTCTGATGGATGTTACTGGTATTAGGAGAAAAGACATGTTCCTCTTTACCACCATTCCATTGATTGTTTTCAATAGAAGAGAAGCGAGAACTCGTGTCATAGCTACTCATGGGAATAGCGTTATTACGAGGACTGACTTGAGTGGTTTGTGGGGATGGATTATTAGCAGAGAGATTGTTATCTTGGGCGAAACGATTACCTGGGATACTAGAACCTGCTAAGGAGATATTGTTCATACCACCAGGAGGACTCAGACTAGGGACATTGTTCATACCCATAGCCATGGGGTTGGCCATGACATTAGGATTGACCTGAGGATAACCCATTTGTGGATTGCCAGGATAGGCGTTGCCGTACGGAGTGGAGCCGTACGGGGATTGACCATATTGAGGAGATCCATACTGCTGACCATACTGAACTTGACCATATTGAGGCTGTGGTGAACCATATTGACCATAAGCCGCACCATTATACTGGTTACCACTTTGTTGTAACAAAGCTACCATGTTATTAAAAGTCGTCTGACAATCTGTCAAATAACTCCTAATGTCATTCGGCAAAGGCTGGTTAGGACAATACTTACCCCAGATATACGCTAAAAAGCCTTTAATCGCTCTGTCAGCCACAGTCTTGATAATAGCCATGGGATCAGTACGGTTTTGCAATGCACTGACTTCTACGGCCTTACACGTAAGCTGATACAGGAACATGAATTCCTGGTTATTAAAGCCATTTTGCGTTAGGACGTTGTACAACATAGTCCTAGGTTGGTTTTTAGTAGGATCCTCCTGAACCATCATCGCCAAAGTAGAGCCAATAAAACCGATACTCTGGTTCAACAAAGGACTAAAGGGAAAGTTAGGTTGCACAGGAGAGATACCAGGTTGTATCTGTATAGACATAGGCAACTGTGGTGCCTGATAAGGGTTGTACATGTGTTTTGCTCCCAGTTATAACTGTTTTTTATTTTTGAAACTATATACAGACAGGGACTAGTATAGTCTATATACAGTTTAAGACCTGTCAATCATCTTCTGTACTTTTTCTAGCATGGGTTGTAGTTCAGGGTTTCTGTGCGTGACCCCATTCTCATCCACCGCTAGATGAAGATTGATCTTGGTACTACCATCTGGAGCTGCTTTAGCCATGCTGTTATAAGTGCGCATTTCAGCCATGGATGTATGCAGTCTTTTGGTAGCATCGTCTAAGTTGATATTTTGTTCTGTTCTTCTATTTTTACTGGTCTTTTCCTGTGGTATCAACTGTTGGGTCATACCAAAGATCATGTTGTCACCACTATAGTTAACAACATTGATCTCACCATGACCTGTTCTAATGTTATTCACGGCATCGGTTCTTAACTTGTTACGAACAGCATCTCGGATATCACTTTCTTTGATATTATTAAACTTATTCTTTTTCTTAACATGATAACTAAAAGTCACCATCTGTTTTGTTAAGTCGGATAAGACATAATACAAAATACTTAATTCTTTACCATATAACTCGCTTTCTTTATTCATAAAGGAGTTAATCCAGTCTTCGAATTTGTCAATGATGATGTAGAACAACTGATACATGTCTTCAATGTTCATGCCAATACGCTTAAACTTGATCTTCATGATCTCGTCTATGTACTGGTCTACACTACTTAAGTGATCATCAATGTCCATAATCAATTTACCTGGATTGACATCTTGATTGAACAATACCATACCTAAAGAAATCTTCCAGGTAGTAGTGTTATCAATAGCACCGACATCGAACTCTTCAGTAAACTGATCCAAGATAAAGAACAAGCCAGCCATAATGCACTTCATGGTCTGGGTAAATTTCTCTCTAGGAACTACAAAAGCCAAGACACAAGGAATATAGTCTTTTACTCTAAGTCCTTTGGGTTTAATGCCAACACTTCTACAAATGACATAATCCTTTTCTGGATACTTTTCCTCTGTGATATCGTCTCCATAGACACCATAGATCACATCGGTATCCATGAATCTCTTAAATGTTTCCGTTAAGCCATACTTAGCAAAGAGATAAAAGACCATAGGAGTAACCGGAATAAACTTACGGGTACTCTTGTTATTCTGTTTAGCTTTATAGACCTCAGATTTAACAACAGGATAAATTTGTCGGATACCATCCATTAAGAAGTGATAATTCTCTTTCTCAAAGTTAAGTCTTACTGACATCAACCTGACAAAAATCTTCGGTGGGGTAATAGAAATCACCCTGTCAGCGAGTACTGGTGTGATAGCATAATTGGTACCAAACACATGGATCATCCCAGCTTGATTCACATACGGTAAAGAAATCAATTTTTCATAGGTCTGATCTAGATACTTGAATTTCATTTTTACCATATAGGTATCGGTTCTAGCAAGATTGTATTGTCTAGGACCATTGTTTTTACCTTTCGTGATCTCAGCATACTCCTCCGCAGGTGATACTCGATCAAACCCTAAATAATAAAAGCCTATATTCTCTAGATCTTTCAGTACTGCTCGACAGACACTATCCAGATAGTCCTCAGCTACCTGCATGTGTTTTACTATTAGACCATTAGCTAAATCCGGATTAAACTTAGGGGTATCATTGCTAATAAACTCAACTAAGTCTTTATTTATGGGCATGGTGTATTCTCTCCTATATGACAGCTTAATATAAATTAAGCCGTCTTGGTTTTCATCATAGACATGACTCCAGTAACTGCGGCTACTAAACTAACAGCACCCGCAATAATCGCAGCAATACCTTTCAGTATCCCGCTAATATTATCAAAATTGCTGTTACTTCTCTTATGATGTCTTTCTTCTTTTCGATCTTTGATTTCCTCTAGTTTTTCATTGATCTTGGCATTTTCAATATTGAGTTTATACATCTCAATTTTCTTGCTCAGTAATTCAATTTGTGCTTTGAGTTCTCTCTCGGCCTCTGTCTCTTTTGACATCTCCTGTTCTTGCAATCTCAGTTTTATCTCTTTCAGATCTAAATCTTTAAGATCTACTTTGACTCTTCTAAACTCGATATCTAACTTCTTATCCTCTACTGCCAGTTTGCGATCAAAATGATCTATCTTTCTATCTTCATGCTCTATTTTCTTTTCCGATACTTTTAATGCCTCTTTTTCATGTAAGACTTTCTCAATAGCAATCCTATCAGCGATACTGGCTAAAGCCTCTTTTTCGGAATAATAAATCCCAAAGCTATTTAGCCATTTCTCAAGATCTGCTTTTAATTTCTCTTTCTCTTTACTCGGTAATGATAAGTCCTGTAGTCTATGTTTACTACTCTTGGTGACATACTCTCCAGTTTCAACATCAAAAGTATCATAGCTAATATAGATATAATTACACTGATGTTTCAAATCTGGATCTTTAGGGGTGAGTTTAGTGACACTAGTGCCACTTCTTCTGTACAGTGGTCTAGCACGCTCTTTATCGATAGGACAATAATAGATCGTCTCGTGAGCCTCTTCACCGTCGTATGTCTGAGTGATAGCCTCCCTAGTAACTGCTATGTTTTCATAGATGCTATTAGGGTGTATGGGCATATCTCCGTCATCGTAAATACTTAATAAATAATCACTTTGCTTATGATAAACATATTTATTTTCTAACAAGACTTTCAAAGGAACAAAATAAACATTGTTTCTCGTATGACTAAAAGCAATAGCTTCTGCTTCTCTATTGGTAGGAAGATATTTATTATAATCCGTACTCAAGATAACCTGATTTAATTTGCTTCTTAAGAACTGTTCTCTTTTAAGAGAATTGACTTCATCCAAGGGAGAAGTATGTAAAGGGACAGGATAATGTTCTTCATGTTCAGGATGGGTGTCATAGTAAAGCTGAGTGGCTCTATCTGACTCACTGCTGACGTTGTTTTGAAAAACGACATATACACCATTATCAAAAGTGTTTTTGATATCTTGGCGATATCTTAAAAACTCTTCTAGATAGTTGTCAGTAGAAGAAGGTAAAATAGTCGTTTGTGATTCTGCTCTGTTTTTAACAGTTAAACGAAGATTGGTTAAGTTAATAATAACAAACTGATCTGAATAATATTTAGGAATCCCAGTAGTCTTGGTGAATACGTCTACTAGGTCTCTCCTTGGTTTCTGATTATAACAATAAATATTGGTATTCATGGATATGTCCTAGGAATTCAGGGAAGTACTTCTAGGATATAATATATATCTGATTCTAAATAGAATCAGATATGTCCTCTTGAGTGAGTCCATGAGAGTGGACGAAGGAAAGAAATATATATTTCTATTTATCTAGATCATCTATCGCGTCATATATCCACTGTACCCCAAAAAGGAGTACAGTGGATAATGAGCAACAAATTACGGAATTTGTTTGAATTTACCAACAATCGGAGCTTGTTTGGTAACAGCTTTCGGCAGATTCTTGACATCGATAGACATCATGATCGGACAGTGGACCACGTGCAAGAAGGACGGTTGTACCGTGAGTTCCTTGCTGTGGGTGTTGTTACGAGAGATGTTCAGGATAGAAACGAGTTCAGGTCTCCAGAACATGTTACCAAAGTGCAGCGGGTTCATGACATCACTGTTGCCATTCGGACCTTTACCGAAGGCCATGATGATCTTGTTACGCATGGTCTTGTTCGGAGTAGAAACAACTTTCACTTCGAATTGATCACCCAGAGTACGGAGATCACCAGTGACCATCAGGTAAGCAGCGATGTACGGGTCGGTACCAATGACGACCAGCGGTTTCTTGTTGGTATCACCCAAAAGAACATCACAAGCAGCACGGTAGTTACTTTCCAGATAAGCACGATAGACCATATCACGGATAGTATTAACCAATACAGCTTGTACGTCAACGATACGATCACCAGTACGCAGAGTGTTCAGCTCAGCTTCTACGTCAAGTTCAGCGTGTTGGAAATACGGCTCAACATAGTAACGAGCTGCGCCCAGAGTACCAGAGTTGTAGAGACGTTCCGGTTCCAGAGTGTTCGGCAGGGTAGAGAGGTGATCACGTGCTGCCAAGAGTACACGTACAGCCGCGTTAGAGCAACGGATATAAGTCGTGGTGATCAGGCGATCCAGACGAACATCATCAGTTGCATCGGTTTCAATAGCCGGACGAACAACAGAGATCGGAGCCAGGATAGGCAGGCTATAGACCATCCGTTCACGGTTGATATCCAGCAGTTGACCACGTTCACGACGGTTAGTGTTAACACGACGAGCAATCAGGTCATAACCAATAACTTTAGCATCTTCGAATTCTTGTGCAGTGGTTTGACCTACACCAGAGTTGGTATCAAGACGGTCACCATTAGCAGCATAGACATCCAGGACTTTCATACCACTGAAGTTCAAGCTACCAACAGCAGTCTCCAGGTTGATGCTACCATTGAGTTTGACATTCAGACGTACTCTTTGGTCATTGGTATAGAAAGAACCAGTCAGCGGAGAACCATCGACTTTCTTGGTCAGTTTGTTAACTTCGATGAAACGGTTGTCAAAGTTGAGCAACATTTGTTTGTTGTTACCATTGACACTGTAGACGTAGTTAGCTTCCGGGTTGACTTGGAGATTGTCAATATAGAAGACATCACCGCTCTTCAGTTTGATATAGATAGTAGTCAACTGGATAGACGGATCAAGCGCATCGGTTCTATCGAGCTGACCAGCACTGATCAGGTAATCAGCAGAGCCCAGACCAATCAAGTCAAATTCAGCACCTACTTTCAAAGGAGAGGTAGTAACAACTTCTTCATTTTCCAGACGGATGGTTCTGTTCGGAACATCAGCTACATCTACGAAGTTAGCCATGTTGACCGGATCAGTAGAACGATAGATCGGATAGATACGGGTGGTATCGTTATTCAGGATAGTCGGCTCAACGATAGCAGCGACCAAAGTCTTGCGACCAAACTGATACTGATAAGTACCATCGATCTTACGTTTGTAGTCTTCAGATACGTTCAGGAGGTCAATAGTAATATTGATCGCAGCCATATCCGGATCACAAATCACAGTCGGGAAGAAAGCTTCACCAAACTCATCCTGACGAGCAGCTTTCAAGTTGTAGGTGAATGACAACATCATTGCGTTGCGGTTTTCAGTGTTGTCGTAAGCTTCAGTAGAAGTATTGGCGACTTCTGCCAGACGACCAGTGTTATATTCACCACTACCAAGTTCACTGGTATTAACTACCATATCACCTGGTGCCGGAATGACCGGAGCACTGGTACGAGCAAAGATGGTTTTACGGTCACTGTTAGCAACAGCTGCCAGTTGAGCAGCATCTACCTGGGTTTCATCATAACTAGCATCTTTTTCATCTTGAATAACGCTGGTTAGAGTATCTCTCAATTCACGGACGTTGTCTTCGGCTTGAGCACGAGTACCTTCATCCATGCTTTCCATAGAGAAAACAGAGACTTTAGATTGAGCAAGCGGATCGCCTTTGGCATTGAGACGCTGAGCGAGGTTACCCAGGATACGGCTTGAAGAGGTTTCATCCGGTTTAGTATGACGGATACTTTTAAAAATAGACATAGATTTCTACCTTTTAAATATTAAAGATTTACAATTGTACAATGTAGGAAGTGAACCAAGGTGAAGTAGAGACAACATCATAAGGGAAATAACATCCATATGTCTTAATAATGTCTCTAGTTAAAGCTTTCACCATGGTATTATTTTGCAAAAGACTATCGATAGTCTTCCTATCCGAAAGACCGTTAGACTCGTTCGAGTCTAGTTGTAGAACAACAAAGATAAAGCGCTCGTCATGTACAAGTTCATATGGCTGATCCTCTTTTAAAGGATACTCTAAAAGTTTGTTTAGTGCACTATGTTTTTTTAGTACCAGTTCATCTTGTACTTGTTTCAAAGACATCTTTAAAACTTCGTCATCCAAAATAGATACCTCTTGACTCCACTGATTCATTATGGTCTCAGTACCTAACGAATGTGGCAACTGTCTTTCCGTATCTTCATTTCCACTATTTAAAAGGAGAAACTTAGCAATTTCTTCTCCTTCTAAAGCTTGGCTGATGCTAGAGAAGTTGAATAGATCAGAGAGGACAAAGCCTTTCCATTCAAGCAAGCTACGCATCTGATTAGTAAGATAAACGACAGGCTGAAAGGGTCGCATACCTCTCGAATACATGTCATACTCCAGATCATGGGTAAAATAAAATCCTAAATCAAATGAACTTTAATCAACAATATAGCCGTATATTTCTATGGTTTTTTATTGCATTATAAATCGTTTGACACCAGGATCCCCTGTGATACCTACTGTAAATAGATTATCATAAGTTATAAACAGCTTTTCGTATGAAAATAGACTTTAGAGACAAGAGGTGAACAAGTGAATATCAAGGTTATCTTATCTAAATGTTATACCTTAATCTACAGAGAACATCAGTTATCCCAAGATAACGGTAACTCGAATAAAGATTATATTCTGGATATCTTAAGGAAAATAGACATAGGAGACAGTGGACCTTCTCTAAATCAAGAAGGTAAAAAACTCTTTGAACTCAAAAATCTCATTGTCGATATGTGCAGGCTTCCTCATGGACAGATAGATCTCTCAGGAAAAAACAGAGATCTACAAGTCATCTGTGAAGAGGATGAGAGTCTCTATAATGCCATAAGAGAATCAGTAAAAGAACCTTTAGATGATAAAGCTATCAATGAACAAGTCAAAAGCATAAGACAAGATATCCATACCTATGTCAAGGAAGATGAAATCAGAAAGAAACTACAACAAGCTACTTCTAAAGCGATTTATAGAAGCCATGAAATCAAAGACATGAGAAAGTTTATCTCTGAAGTGATTTCAGATTTAGACTCTTTTGTTCAAGATACAGAAAAAAATAAAAAAGATCCCGCTATCACCGCAGAGATGGGTATCTCTAAAGACAGCTCTACGGGTGTATTAGACGTCTTTAAAGACATCATCAGAGATGCCAAAGGAGAATCTATTCTAAAGTTTCCTTGGCAATGCATGAACCGAATGACCAGAGGTGGTCTAAGACTAGGACAAGTGACTACGATAGCGGCACTTCAACACCATAACAAATCAGGCTTTTCTTTATCTTCAATCCTAGGATTTTGTTATTTTAATAAAGCTAAAGATATTTTAAAAGACAAAAATAAAATCCCCTCTATTGTCTTAATCTCTTTCGAGAATGAACCAGATAAAATCGTAGGGGATGTCTATATGACATTAAAAGAAAATATAGACGGAGAAAAAGTCGATACAGAAGCACTATCTAAAATACAAATTGGTAAAGCACAGGAATGTGTAACTTATATTCAAGAAAAGACTACCATAAATGGTTATAATCTCCACATCATGCGAGTCAATCCTTCCGAATGGACTTATGTAGATATCTTTAATAAAATAATTGAATTAGAAACAGAAAAGAACTATGAAATTCATTGTTGCTTAATAGACTACTTAAATCAGATACCCAAAACAGGATGTAATGGTAATAATGATTCCGATAAAATACAAGATCTCTTTAATAGAGTACGTAACTTCTTCTCTAAGAAAAGAATTGCTTTAATCACTCCGCATCAGCTCTCTAGTGAAGCCTTAGAGCTACATAGACAAGGAAAAACTGATCTGGCTTTGATTGTTTCTGATGGTAACTACTATGCAGGTAGTAAAGGTATAGGAAGAGAAGTAGATTTAGAATTATTTTTATATCTCGCTAAAGACAGTGGCAAATCCTACCAGTGTATTGCTAGAGGTAAACATAGATTACCAGGCATTACTAATCCTGATTATCTATATTACATTATCCCCTTTGAAGAAGTAGGTGCGTTGAGATGGGATATGTACACTAATGATAAAGGAGAATATACCCATCAAGACGTCTCTGTAAAACATATCGGTTCACGTAGAACTGATACAGGTGAAGAAGAGATGCCTTTCTGGTTATAGTAAGATCTTTCTGATTATAATGAAAAAATAAAAGAACATAAGAGATGTCCTACCACTCCTTGCGAGAGTGGTAGGACTATAGGGGGATTTATGAAGCCTTGCTACAAACCTCGGAGATGAAACGTCTCCGATACTCATAGTCCAGGCTATGAGTATTCTCAAGCATTCCAGGAATTTGCGCATAGTACTTATAGACCTCGTCTATATAATACTTAGCTTCTTCCTGGGTCATGGAATCCCAGAACTCTTGTTCACCATCGCAAGCGTGGAACAATTCATCGAGTTCTGAGATAGACCTCATTTCCCCCCCTTCAACTTTTTTTCGTTGAGGGCCTTTTCCAAAGTCTTTTTAAGGTCTTTGGTGATTTGGGCAACGAAGTCTGTTTTCTCTAGCTTGATCACATCGGCCAGAGTGATATTTTTCATATCCACTCCAATGTCATCAAGAGTGATTTCAGAGGTGACTTTGTCAATAGTCTCTTCATCAAGCCCTTTCTTGAGATATTCGTCCCGCAGTTCTTTTTCTGCGAGATTCCATTTCAATGCCGTTGTTAAGACTACGTTGGCTGCGCGGGCTTCAATACCCTCGGCAGAGGTTGCTATCTCAGCTGCTTTTGCTTTGAAGGACTCAATGATGCTTTCTAAGACTTCCTGAGTATACACCCCTGGATTTTTATCCAGGATTTCGGTATATACTTTTTCGAAGATCTCATCAGCATCAGCGATGTGTGGAATGTCAAGAGACTTGACAGCCTCTTTGACTTTCTTGATGAACTCGATTTTGGCCTTAGCCTTTTCGAGCTCCTCTTTCGCTTTGGCCAGTTCTTCTTTAGCTTCATCGACAGCTTCTTTAGCTGAATCTTTAGCAGCTTTTGCAGCCTCAGGCTCGCCTTCTTTTTTGGACTCCTCTTCTTCTTTAGAAGCAGTCCAATAATTGTAACCTGCATAAGCCAGGCCACCAATGGCAGCCACGGCTGCTATACCGGCGATAATTTTGGTTGTGTTATTCATGTTTGACTCCTGAATTAAGTTTTGATAGATTTAAAATAGGGGGCATCAGAGGAATTATGATTTCAAACGTCATAATTCCTCCTTAGGACTTTCGCCTATTTATAGGCAAAAGTCTGATATCCCCCTTATGGGATTAGAAGAATTTAATCTTCTTCTTTTTTGTTGTTCATGTTGTCAGCGATATTGTAAACGCTTACAGCGATTGACACCAAGGCAACAGTCTTAATGAGATTTAACATAGTAATTACTCCTATATTTGATGTTGAAAATAACAGATAAAAGATGATTCTTGTATCTGGCTCCATGTATATAATATAGGATTGAAAAAATCTAGATTCAATATTTTTATGGCATTTCTTTATGCCATAAAAGATCGGATCTAGATATCCAGGATATATGACGATATAAAATGATAAACTATACACAACCCCAGCTACTGTGTTTATATATACCGTAATTCTATCTGGAGAATACAAGTGAATGCTGTACAAATCTCTATCTCTAGAGCTATTAGAGAAATCCCAAGAATGCTTTTAGAAGATGCTTTCTTAAAAAGAGAATATCCTTATCGACAATCTCCTAAAACCATAGAACAATGTATCAAGGAAGAGGTCATATACAAAATCGTTTTACCTGATCTCAATCTAGAAAACGGAGTCTATTCTTTTATCCCTTTAAATAATGCTCAGGTAATACAATCGGATTATGATGCTCAGATATACTATATCCCCAAAGAGGTCACGGGTGGTAGAGCAATATTAACAGCTATTACGGTAGGTACAGCTAGTCCTTATATGGAACAAGGATTTGCTGCTAACTGTGGTAACTCCATGATCAATAGAAAGATACATCAGCTAGTATCGAGTATATCTGATTTACAAGTCACAACAAATAGTCGTGTAGAGCTTATTGCAGAGAATACAATTTTGGTGCGTGATAGTCCCTTATATCTGGGCTCGGCTTACTTAGTATGTATACTAGAGATGGACGATCAGTTATCCAATATTAGACCGAGATCGATTCCTTTCTTCACTCAGTTGATTACCTTGGCTATAAAGGGATATATGTATACCGAGCTAATAATTAACGTGGATAAAGGTCGTATCTACGCAGGTGCTGATCTAGGTATATATAGAGAAATCCTTATGGAATATAGAGATGCCTGGACTACTTATTATGATCTCCTTAGAGAGAAAGCTGGTAAGATCTTATACATGAATAATGGTGAGAATATGAACCGCCATCTGAGGTTTTGTCTGGGGTCGAGTAGGGGAAGGTAGAAATGATATACAGTATTGGTTCTTTATAAAGAACCAATACTGTATCCATTAAGATATCTTGTATACTCTTTAGAAAAAGTAAATGCTCCATCGTTCTCGTAAAGTCTGAAAACTGTCCAACGATGGCCATTCCAATACCTTTCTTTGTAATATAACCCGTCTTTTTCTATTCTTTCAAATCGGCAAAAACTAATACCTGTGGTGACTCTTATATCTCTCCAATTAATATCAACGTCACAGAACTCTCCGTCTTTTAATACTATAAATCCTTGTCGAGTCTTTACCATATTTCGTTCCGAATGTTTTCTATAAAAAATAATTTCTTCTCTAGTCAATTCTCTAAAATTTGATTTAATCCCGGCTATTCTGAATAAGTATCCGTTTATGGGTCTATTTTCTACTCCAGATCCATTCCTTATATAACGAGCCAGGTTGGTTACCGTTACACCAACAATCTTCTTGACGTTAGCAAGGTTATAAACAGTTCTTTCTTCTCCCGTAAATATATTTTTTACTATATAGTACTGTCTCTTATTCCTACACGGCTTCGTCACTTCTTTAACATCCAACCATTCTCTAGAATCATTCTTAGCTTTGAATGAATATCTTCCTCTTAAAGGAGATAGATCACCTTCTCTTATTCTTTTCGATATACCCACATTACATATCTTTAAATACCTAGATGCCGTATTAGCATTGTAATAACTCTTTATGGTGCCCGTAAAGTAATCTTTAACAAGGATAGGTATGTGTTCATAAGGCATTCTTTTTAAAATCATGGCATGGCGAACATTTTCAAGTTGGTTACACCACTCAATGTTCGATAGATCATTGTTGTCTCTACGAGCGTCAATATGATTGATAAATAAATTTAAAGGATCTTTTTTATATTTTATAAAAACTAAAGCTAATAATCGATGTTGTCTACCACTAACAAAATCATCATATTTTACTTCTCCTTTCTTTGAAATGTAACAATCGATAGATAGGGTTAAAGCAAAATATCCAGCCCCGTCTAGTTTTATACGAGAGTTATAATAGTTTTTTCCGTAAAAATTCGGTATTATCCTTTTTACTTCCCCGGTTTTATTGATGGCGTACCGAGTATAATATGGTATATGGTAATACCCGTCCATTTCCTTATATTTTAATAACCCTTTGAACCTATACCAAAAATTTAAAAAATGGTTACTACCAATTTCATATTCCGACAAATATTCTTTTATATTGTCAGCAATCTTTTTATTCCTAAATACTTCTATTTTATTAAAATATTCTAAAGGTATTTTGATATCCCACATTGTGATAACAATAATAAGTTCTATAGGTGTTTCCACCCATTCATTTCCCCATTCTTTTGATAGATCTATTGTACCACTCTTGTAAGTAACTATTCTATCTCCCTCCTCAACAACGACACAATCTTTATACTTATTTCCATTTTTATCGATGACTACTTCTTTCACATGAAAATTTTTTGTGAATGGAACCTTCATCCTTCTCATGATTGTTTTCCTTATTTATTGATACTTCACATTTTAACTGTAGGTGGTTAAAAGTAGAGGAAGATAAGATTTTTTACAGACATACTCCTCCTTTTCGTAGGGGGAGTATGGACTATATGACATATGAATAACAAACTCATTTAGGAGAATGATCGATGATACTCTTTCCTTCATTCTGTCTCTATCGAGACATCACTCAGGAGATGATCTATGATCCTGTTTTACGATGACTGGGATTATTATCCTAGTGCTACTATACATAAAGAAACCACCAATACTTCCTTTATAGAACTTGCTAAACTCTATCGGGATATGGGGATTAAAAACAATGCTTTTCATTTAGCTTTGATTAATCCACATCTTAGATATGTAGATCCTTTTAGTCCAGATCTAGATCAAGATACCATTGATAGAATCGTAGTAGAGTGTAAAATTAATCCCTGGTACTTCATGCGAGAGGTTCTAAGAGCACCTGCTCGTGGTGGTACTAAATCTATTCCAGTCAGAGCTAATAGAAGTAACGTAGCTCTATGGTGGTTATTTTTAAATCACTGTACCGTCTATCTCATCCAACCACGACAAACTGGTAAGTCTTTCAATACAGATGGACTTATGACTTGGTTACTAGGTGTTCGTTGTGATAATACAGCAGCTACTCTACTAACTAAAGACGATGCTCTAAGACGTAAAAACATAGATCGTATCAAGGATATCTTTTCAGATTTACCTTGGTATCTTGATATGCGTGGCAGAAATGACTCTAACAACGGTGAAGAAGTCACCATTAGAAGAAAAGGGAATACCTATTCTACTATTGTAGGTCAACAGTCCCCTAAAGCTGCTTTAAAAGCAGCACGGGGTTTTACCACAGGGATTGTACACATAGACGAAGGTCCCTTTATACCCAATATAGGTACAATGATACCAGCAGCACTACCAGCAATGACAGCAGCTATTGAAGGTGCTATGGAAGCTGGTGCTCCTTATGGTATTATCTATACTACCACTGCTGGTAGACGAGATGATCCTGATGGTAAGTTTGTATATCAAATGGTACAAGAGTCTATGGTCTTGGATGAGAGAAAACTCTTTGACTGTAAAGACCAGAAAGAAATGGAACAAGTAGTAAGGAGTCATTCTAGACCTGATCGCTCTATGTATAAAAATGGCGTATATCAAGTCAACTGTACTTTCTCTCATAGACAACTGGGACTCACCGATGAATGGCTACTAGAAGCAATGGAGAGAACCAAATCTGTAGGTGATGATGCCAACAGAGACTATTTTAATATCTGGACAGCAGGTAATGAAAAATCTCCTCTCTCTGTACAGGATGCAGAAGCTATAGCTCTACACAAACAAGAAGATGTCAAAGAAGAGATCTATGCTGAAGGATGCTCTTTGAGATGGTATATAGACGAAGAAGAAAGATCTTATTATCTGCAGAAAAACTCTTGTATACTAGGACTAGATACCAGTGATGCTTCTGGCTCGGATGATATTGGTTTAGTCATTGTCGATGTAAAGTCATTGAAAGTCATAGCCGCTGGTACTTATAATAATCTTAATCTCTTTAGTTTCTGTAAATATATTTTACAATTATTAATAGATAATCCTAAATTAGTCTTTATTCCAGAAGCTAAATCTTCAGGAGTAGCTATTATTAACTATCTATTAGTGACTTTACCTAGCTATGGTATAAATCCTTTTACCAGGATCTTTAATAAAATTGTACAAGAGAAAAACGATAGTGAAATCGGTAGAGATAACTATAAGGAAGTCATACGAGATGGTAAGAAAGAAATCATCTGTAATAAGTATAAGAAAAGCTTTGGTTATGCGACTTCTGCCTCTGGTCAATATAGTCGAGATAGTCTTTATGGACAATGTTTCAGAGAAGCTATTTCCAGGTGCAAAGAAAAAATAAAAGATCCCGTGTTGTCAGATCAGTTATTGCGATTAGTCATTAAGAATGGTAGAATAGATCATGATGAATATGGTCATGACGATATGGTCATTTCTTGGTTGCTATGTATGTGGATGATTACCAATGGTAAGAATCTAGAGGCTTACGATATCGATAGCAACGAACTCATGTCTAAGACCAATGAGAAACCTATAGAAACTGTACATGACTATATGGACTATCTAGAGTCTAAAGAACAAGAAGATCTGAGAAAGAGAATGATAGAGCTCTATAGTGAACTAGAATCTACAACAGACTACTATCTCACTATGAAACTAGAAAATGAATTAAGAGCACTGGACAATAAACTTGTAGGTATTGACAGAAATGTCTTCTCTATTTCCCAGCTTATAGAAAAAGCTAGAGAAAAGAGAAAAGCAAGAAGAATGAATAGCTTGATATCTGATACCATAGAGGTGTCTGTACCAAGATATAATTATAACAACCCTATTGGGTATTAAATGTCATACATCCCATTACACTCCCTACTAAAAGGAGTGTAATGGGGCTTATGCTGTTCAGTTAAGACGAGTAGTATGACATAGTAAAGGTTCTTAACAGGATATATAACAATACCCCAGTTCTCGTAGCAGAGATAAAAGCTGGTGCTTTAGTATTAGCAGCTATTTGTACCAGATCTTCTGTTTTCTTTCTCACTCGCATGAGCATGACGTCATTACTTCTACTACTGCTATAAGTACCTTTCATTTTACTTAATAAATAAGCAATATCATTTTGATTTCTGCTTAATTCATTATTCACAGATAGATACTTAATCGCATGTTCTATAATTAAGTCTAGAAGATCGCTTATCTTAGCATTTTTATAGTTATCAGGAATATATTCTAATACTCTATAAAAATAATGTTCTGGCATTGTCGGTAAAGCTTTAACAATAATCTCTACTAATTCACTTTTAATAAAACTGTTTCTATCACTAGCGACACTGTGGATATACTGGTTCAGTTTAGTCTTTCTATTGAAGTCATCTTTAAAAGAAGCTTCACCTTCCAGGATAGAGAGTTTAGATTGGGTCGTGATCTTCTTACCTTTCTCATGGACATTTTTCCAGATATCATAGATGTTCTTTAACATATCTCTAATACGAGACTGAATATCTGTAGCCATATAAGCAGTGCACTGTTTCTCGGTATTATTACGATCATAGCTCTTATTACCACTACTAAAGTTGAGATCTTTACTCATGCTTTTTATGGTTTCAAAGTGAGGAGATGTCTCAGGATTGATAAAGTGTAAAGCCATACTTCTAAAGTAATTATTCCAAGAGCCTTTTTGTTTAATAATAAACTTATTATTCAAAGCTGCTAATGTCGCTTCTGCTTCTTGTATAGGACAAGGATATCTCCAATGGCGCCATAGTCTAGAAGTAAAGAACTTATACTGTAATATCTCTATACAAATAGCCATGCCATTTTCTTTATCTTTGTCATCTATAGTACTTCTGTATATTGCATGACATAACCAAATTAAAGCTAGATTAGCATTATCCCCAGCGACATTGAATTTCTTTTTAGGAATGATCTTGTCTAACTCTTTGTCAACATCTTTTTCATCTATCTTTAAGAGATCATGAAAGATCTTGTCTCTATCTCCCTGAGTGAATCTAACCGCATAACAACCAATCAAGTTGCTGCCAAAGAAAGAAATATGTTGTTCATTCTTAGAGATAAACTCTATCTTATATCTTTCTAGTTTTCTTACGATATCTCTATCTATCTTTAGATGTCTACAATGATAATCAAAGACATCTCTGACTTTACTAAACTCCATCACTGATCCCTTCTCTTATTCTGTATACGATACCATTTTTCTCTAGGACTCTATTTTCTAAAGAGACTAGCTTATTATGCATTTCTTTGAGTTCATCCATGGTTTTTCTTTCCTTAGGATGCTCTGTTACTAAAACTATTTTATTCCCTCTTTCTAGTTTAGCTATCATTCCTTCTTCTAAAGGCTCTAGTCTGTCTTGATATTCTACAAAGATAGCAGTAGGAGATTCTTCAAACTCTATTTTTCTAATGACATCTCTAGGGATATCAAAATCCTCGAATGAGTTGGTATTTCCTGTGTTATCATAGGTAGTCATAGCTCTTTTTTCTTGACTATCATCACTATCATGCATAGTTTCATTTAAGAGATTATGAAATACTTGTGCTAATGATCCGTATATCTGTACATTTTTATCCTTTAACTTCAAAGCAATCTCGTCTTTTAAAGTGATAAAATCTCGTGGTATGCGATATGTCATAAGTGTATCCTATATTGATCAAGGTATAAAATCATACAATCTGACTCTGTGCAGGGGGAGTACCAGATGACACATACTGTCGGTACCTTGCTTTTTATTATCTTTTTACTTTTAGTTTATATCTATAAACAAAGAAGGTCTAATGATGTTAATAAACTCATTAAACGATATAAGTCTTTGTCTAAACACTTCCTAGATTATAAAAAAGATCTGTATGGATTGACTAAATTTCTCTCGGGACATGTAGATGAAAGAAATATCAAATTAGAAGATAGTTTAAAAGTCATTGAGGTATTAGTAAAACAACTCCAAGATAGTCATGATCTTGTTAAGCATGTCTATATTGACAACACCATTTCCTTATTAAAGAAGTCTATTATAGAACATAAAGACGATAGAGTCTATGTGGATAAATGTAAAAAGTCTATTAGCTATCTAGAGTCTTTATTAGTCGAACATAATGAGATCACTGATAATATCTTACAAGAAGTCCAGTATATCCGAGAGACTTTAAAAGCTTCTAATGTTTTTGTTAAAGAGAAAGCAGTGAACACTCTATTACAGTTAAATGACATAGAGGAAGAGGCAAATGAACTAAAAAATAAAAATACATTAGGTATATAGTGTGAGATAGTCTCCTAATCTATCTCACACCTGTATATGGTTGGTTTAAAAAAGATTACTTATCTTAGATTATATTCTAGATAAATATTTCTTTTCTGATTCTGGAAGCAGATTCATCGCGTCTCTTTTCTATTTCGGCGATTAGTCTTTCAGGTGCCCCTTCAGCTTTGGCTTTATCTAACCAGTACTGATAGGCGTAATCTTCGGTGACTATTATAGCCATCTTTAGATCTCCTAAGTTATACAGTGTGTTGCCTATGCCGCTCTGATGGGGCGGCATAGGTCCCCGTATAACCTTCAGGGATTGTTTATATATCAATATGAAGGTTAATACACTAGTATAATATAGGATTGAAATAAAATAGAATCAATATCTATTTAGTGGAATGCTAAATAGATATCTTAGGATTTATGACGTCTTTAATTCTTCATCCATGAAGTCTCTTAATGCAGTTACATATTTATCTAAATCACCTTGTAAATCTTTTCCATTAGGGATAACTTCTACATACCTCTTATAGAGGCCGCTTATTATTTCTATACAGTCTATAACCTCTTTTCTAATTTCTTTTATAGCAGATATCCTATCTTTATAATAATCCTCCATGGTTATCTGTTTTAATACATAGATCTCTTCTCCTAACAATCCACAATTAGCGACTTCTCTTAAGAAATCCAAGTATCTTGTTGATTCAGCTTGACAACACGAAGCATCTCTTATTAAACTAGACATATGAGCGTAAGCCGTGCCTATACGCAAAATAGCTCTATCAAGCAATGTCTCCATCTCTTCTTTTTCTGTCATACTGGAATCACTCTCACTAATAAGTTTCTCTTTTCTGCTTCTTTGATCATGTGGCTAGTCCCTCTACTATAGCCACTCTCTGTCAATTTAGGAAAGGCTATTAAAGCATCCGCTACTTTAGCCATCTCTATGTTTCTTAAACATCCAGCACTTTTACCTAAAGACCAATCAGCGGGATATCTCTCAACAGGATAACCTTTCTCTAAAGCGTATTCTATTGCTAAAGTGTCTGTTCCTCTAGCACAGCCTGATACGATTACGATCTCTTTTCCTTCTCCTACTTTTCGAGCGAGTATCTTATCTACCTTTTCTTTTAATGCCTTATAGTCGGTATACTCTCGACTACCTGCTATAATCACTTTAAATATTTCAGATGACATGGGTAATCACCTTGTACATCTCTTCATCCTTAAATAAACATTTATGAATTTCTTCATCAATGACCCCATCACCATACATAAAAGAATAATTAGATTCACTAGAAGTCGCATAGTTACAAGGACTTTCTATTTTAATATATTTTTCATTATAATCATGTTTTTTACAAACACACATCCTCTGCCGATACATCTCTATCTCCTAAATATGTATATACTCTTGTCAAAGACCATCTCTTGACGATGGTACTGACAAGTACCAAAGGAAAGAAAAGATAAATAACCTATATGCTGACTATCCCCAAGGAAGGAGATAGCCAGTATAAACCCTCTTATTTTCTTGCTACAAAACCAAAGACTTTACCTGTCGTAGATTCATTGTCTACTCGATCCGTACGAGCATGAGCAATTTCAGCTAAAGTATATTCTTTACCTTCTTCAAGAGTAAAGTCTACATTGAGATCTTTAGCTACAACTTTTGCTTCTTCACTACTCAATTTACCACAGTTGACATAAGCAAACAATCTACCAGGACGCAATAAAGCTTTATCAATGAGTTTCTTATCAGTGATGTTCGTAGTAAATACCAGTTTAATCCGATTGTTTTTATTCGGTATTAAACCATCTGCCGTATTTAACAACTGAGATACACTCTTATTCCCTTGTTCACGAGAATACTGAAGAATCATATCACTGTCTTCAAAGATCATCATGTCAATATCCCCACTGTTAATACGAGCAAAGAGGGCATTTGGGCTACTCATCAGGTTCGTATCAGCCGTATAACCTATGTTAGTCTTAGTACGTTTTACCAGTTCACGGATAATAGTTGTCTTACCTGTACCTGGTAAACCAGATAAAATCAATACTGCTTCTTCAGAACGAATATACTCATCCAAGAATTCATCAATACTTTTATTGACTTCTTTCAACCAAGGATAGAAACTATTCATGGGTTTACGATGATCATCGGTGTTTAAACGAATACTATCGCTATCTAACCCATTCTCATTAATGTAGTAGTGAGTGAAAGTAGCATCGATATTAGGGAGATATTCTTTAAATACCTCTAAAACGCTCTCAGAGCTCTTCTGAGACCCGATCGCAAATACAGTATACTGACTAGAGTCTACATCCAAAGAAACGGCTGCATAGACCTCTGGATCCATTCTACTGATTATACGTTTTTCATCTTGTTCTTCAACCACATGTAACCCATAAGTCCAGAGATAATAATAGTTAGAAGAACAGACTCTCTGCCAGCCTAGTTCTTTTAGTTTATTACAGATGTCATCAATACGATCTTTATTCGGTTGAAACTCTTTTTGGATGTGGTAGTTATCAAATCCCAAGTTAAAACGAGCAATACGGATATGGGAACGTACAGTATTAACAATATCACCCATGTCAGGACTCATCTTGACCATTTGGGTGAATTCGTTACCATTAGGAGCAGCAGGAGTAGCTGGTGTGTTTTGTTTTTCCAGTACAGATGTTAAGTTCATGGGTTTTACCTCTTGTTAATTGAAGTGGAGAAAGGATACGGGGATATGGCGTCAAAAAACCCTTTACACCCCTACGAATAGGAGGTGTAAAGGAAGCGGTCTTCTACGTGTATCCAGGATAGAGTCTTGCAGAGACTATACCCAAGGATTGGGGCTAACAGAATTAGTGTGTAACGAACACTAATTCCTAAAACTAGTGTATATGAACACTAATCTAAAGAATTAGAGTCAAGTGAACACTCCTTCTTAAAATGAGTGTTCATTCTCAAAGATGATCGTGAGTATATACCTGTATGGGTTACCTGACCCGATGTTATCACAACAACGACGCGATATATACTATTTTAAGTCACACGCAGTGCGAAAGATAGACTACATCTGTGAGGCTAGGATGTAGTCAACTACGGTGCAAGATCACTCCTCGTTGTTTACCCTTAAGTAGAATGAACAAAACCTTAAGGCAATCGAGAAAAGATGCTCTATCATGAAAGCAGAAAAAGGGCATCTCCTTTGTATTCGATAAAAATCTCTTGAACGAAGAAAAATAAGTACTCTCTCACACTGACCTTGGAGCAAACATCAGTGCTTACCTAATCCCCATTCACATAACCACACCAGAGAGTAAAGATGCAGCTAAGACGGTAAATATTGGCGCCCTCAGTAGGAGTCGAACCCACATCAGCGGTGTAGAAGACCGCGGCTTTGTCCATTAAGCTATAAGGGCTAATTATTAGTTCATATATATTAAATCACAGGTTTTCTGTTGTATTTAATGCAGTATTGACGATATCTCTCCACATTAAATACACCCTGTCGTGTAAATCTTTTCACCAAGTTTAAAGGTATTTTTAGTTTCTTATTGACTGTATAGGCTGAATCGTATTTCACATTGTTCACTATGATACTTCCTGTAGTCTCCGTATTAGAAGATGCTTCTTTCATATGGAAAGGATTACAGCACTTAGGATTGTCACAAGTGACTTTTAAAAAAGGTTTTAATCTAACATGGTATATCTTTTCCCAGATATAGGGTCGTATTGTCTGCTTTGTCCCAGCTAAGGATAATTTAGTACTAGTAGCATTACCTGTGGCACTGGTAACTTCCCAACAAGCTTTATTTCGGTTGTTTTCTTCTACGGTAATATAACCTAGGCCTAGAAGAAATTCACATAGTTCATTGACTCTATCATGGAAAGATAGTTCTCTATCTACTTTATGTCCTGTAGACTCTTGGACAAACGAGTAATCATTTCTCTTAAGTACAGATCTATCTTTTAAGATCTTTTTTACTTCAGGTCCTTGTATTTCTATTTTGAGCCTACGGCTTTCCTTTTCCGTAGGCGCTTTAACACCACATTCTTTGTTAGCTTTTATCTTAGCGGCTTTATCCATTATCCTTTTTATAGCCCCAGGGTCGGCTGTATAGAGATTCATTTTTACTATCCTTTCATATCGCAGGTACTTGATTACTATTGATACAGGCTTGACGATAATTCTTTATTGAAATACCTGTATGACGATGAGCTTCTCTTTATATTGAGAAGACATCTTGACTTGTAGATAAAATTTGTCCATATATCACCTTCTACACTCTAGGTACTTTACCTAGTCTGAGACAGTTATCTCTGTATGTTTTTATATCAAAAACACCGTTAAACAAATGTTTCTTTAATGTCAATCTAGGAACACCTGTCGCTATTCCTGCTTTAGTAAGACTAGTGTATTTCTTTCCTGCTACATTAATAGGAATATCTTTGCCATGGATAGTATCCTCTTGTAAATGTCTAGGATTACAGCAACGTGGGTTTTTACAAGTTTGAATGATTTTTCTGGTATTGGTTTTATTATTAAAGACTTTAAAGATATTAGTTAATAGATTTTTCTTTTGACCACGAGCATAAAAACTCATGTCTTTATTAGGCCATATCCAACAATACCTTTTCTTTTCACACTTCTCTTCCACTTCTTTTAAGAAGTCTTTATTTAAATTAAGACGATAAATCTTTACTTCTTCTATATGGTCTGGATTGACACAAAGGGGATTACTGCATGTATTGCGTACTTTTAATTTGGCTGGAATAGTAGCGTATTTACCATCACAGTACAGTAATCTCTTTACCGATGTCGTTTTGCCATAGATAAAAATAACAGGTACCTGATTGTTGTTTATACATCCTTTCCATGTCCAACAACCATTTTTATCTATTTTGATATATTTATTTATTCTTTCTCTATCTTTCTTTCTCATCTTGGTTTCCTTTTAGTAGAAGTTATAAACGTTTTAGGTGTTCTGGATTACAACATAAAGCATTACCGCAAGTATGCCCTAGATAAATATTGCCAATTAGTGTAGTGATTTTATTAGCAATAGCATAAGTCACTCGGTGTATCGTTTGTTGCTTGTATTCATAAAAACAGATACCGTGTTTATATTCACCTTTGCCTCTGGTTTCTCCTCCCCATATCCAACAGTTATTTTCAGTAATAGTGCATAGTGATCTCAATGTTCTTAGACTAGTACGACGATTAAAAATAGTTGTATAGGCCAAAGCCAGATGGGAGGGGTTAACACATTTGGGATTACCACAGGTTTGAACAATTTTTCTATTACCTAGCTCATATGGCCCTAAGTTGTTATAATAGGAATAAGCTCTTTTATGTACTTGTCTTCCTTTATAGACTGGTAATCCTTGTTCATTGATATGACCTTGCCACAGCCAACACCCATTATGGGTGATGGCCGTGTGGGCTTTTATTTTAGCTAGTTTTTCTCTATTGGCAGCCGCAACCATTACTAGATTCCTTCATTCGGAAAAGGTGATAGGATTCTAATTCCCAGAGTTTATTAAAGGCATTTTCATAGGCGATAGTGCAACCTGTACCATAGTCAAAATTATTAGCGTCCATCACCGAAGAGATTCCATGCACCTGAAAACCTGAGGTCATAGTAATCATACATAATACAGATCGATCAGAAATCAGTTCGTACTTTTTGGTTTTAATCAAAGACTCTAAATAGTCTTGGGTGAGTTTATTAGGTAATTCGGTCATTGTGTGGCTCCATCATCTTCATCTGACATTGACATATGGATATCAGCCATATCGTCATAATAATCTTCTTCATATCTAACAGGTTCTAAGACTTCCATCTCACTAGGATCCATACCCATTTCCGGATAAAGAATGGTTAATTCCTCATGACTAAAGAGATCTTCATCGTTAGAATTAATTGTTGTTGATTTTACTTTCTTTAAATAAATATAAGTAAACAGATGCTGATAAGATTCTTCTCCTAAAGCTTCTTTCACTTCTTCCCATGTACCATTAATAACAATATTTTCTTTTATATTGTTAGTATTATAATCCTTAATGATTTTTTGTGTAGTAACAATAACGACTTCCAAAGTACGATTATCAATATCAAAATCAGAGAAGAAAGTACTCTCTTTCTTGATAATAACTCTATCACTTTCAATATTCAAATCAAGATTATCGCTATAAATTTCATAAGCCTCTCTTTCTTTGAGATGACTTTCTAGCAATTGTTTAATAAAATAAATATTGTCAATGATTTCTTTATTGACTGTGGCTAAACAGGTTAACATGATAAACTCCTATTTGAAGAATAGGATCTCTAGAGTGATACCACAACAATGGTATCACGATAGACACTCCTATAAGAGATGTTGAAAGGTAAAGACCATGATAATAATGTATATTTACAAAAAATTAGATTTTCTTAAGTAGAGTATATAGGTTAAAAATGATTTCTTCTAACAATACTCCTAATAAAACAAGCAAAAATAAAAAAGACATAAAGATCACAATACCTATCTCAATAAGAAGATAGATAAAATAAAAAACACTCAATAAAAGTAATTCTATCAATTTAACCACCATTTATCGATGTGTTCTTCGAAATCCCCTTTATTGGAGATCATCATGGTTAAGAACTTTTTCATATCGATGTCTTGCATGATTTCATAAAAGATATTACCTTTATCATCGTAAGGATAATAAGCAATAAAGTATATCTTGTCTTTGTTAGTAATCCTGACTTCTATTCTCTTTTCTGTATTGAAATAAATAAACTCAGTTGAGCTATGTTTAGCTATCCAGTTTTTATTATCTTTGTCTAGTAGATTAGCAACCTCTATCCCTTTATCCTTAAAATACTTTTCATTGTTAATCTTACTATCTTTCCTATGGATTCTAATATCAAAAAACTTATAATAAACTTCTTTTTCTTGATAATCTAAAGGTAGGTCATTTTGCAACATATCTCCTCCGACATAAGGAGAGATAGAGGGATGTATGACCCCCCTCTATCTCTTAAGTGTTTAAATACTGTTAATAAAGTCAGCTACTTCTTTGATCCATCTGTGTCTAACGGTATATTCGTCAAGATAGGTATCCGGTAGTTTATTGTCTTTTTTATAGATTTCAAAAGCTATATCTCCTAGATCGCTAATCTCGTTTTCAAGGTAGTTAACCGCTGATTTTAAGTCATCCAGGAAATAGGCTTTGACCTCTTCTTTCGACAAGGTTAGAAAAACCCTATAGTCTTCATACGGACCAGAATCGAGGTTCACATGGATAGAAAGATTGTCCTGATATTTCTCCATATTGAATTCTTCAAATGGACGGATATCATCATCCTCGTCATACTTGTCATCATCGATATCATCAACATCAATATCATTAGGGTTATCTAGATTTCCCATTACCTTTACTAAATCAAACCCCATTTGTACAACTCGACCATATATACCTTCTTCTTTCGTAAAGATGACATCCCTGTGTCGATAAGGTCTTTCTTTAATAGCACATCCCAATGTAAGAAAATCCTCAGGACTCTTAGCAACCCTCTTTAAGAAATAGTAAATACAATTACCATCTTTGTCTTTTAATAAATCATCCAGTGTTTTGAAATACACTCGACGATTTGGTCTTTCTTCAGTTGATTCGAGATACATTACTTCTTCTCTTTTTTGTCTTCGCTGTTTTCAGGGGTGGTCTTTTTAAATACACCTGTTTTTTGCAAAGCTGCCAGATCAGCCAAGCTACGTACAACAACTTTAGGTTTGTTCTTTGCCATATTTTATCCTTTGTTTACCATATATACTCATAAACCCCTCTATGTAGCTATACCCTCCGAAGAGAGCATAGCTACAGTCTATAAGCATCTATGTTACACAGTCATGAACTTAGATAAAGTCTTACTTCTTCAACTTATCCTGAAACTTCAGAAATATTATTTCTTCAGTTTAGATGAAGTCTCAGAAATTTCATTTCTTCAACTTGTCAGAAGCTTCTTCACTCCAATAGTCTTGCATACCTTTCTGAGCAGCTTTAGTGCCTTCAGCCAGACGCAGGGAGACTACTGTTGAAGTTTGACCATACTTGTTCCAACGTTCACCTTCTTTACCTGGGATAGGACCACTGGTGTGACGTTTAGTAGTGAAGGTAACATCGTTACCACCCGGGAGAAGTTGCAGTTTAGCAGTAGTAGAATCAATATCTTTATGTTTAGCCATATTGTCAATGGCATATCCGGTAACGGCAACATTAGCAGCGGTTACGAAATCACCAATGACAGCGATAGCATTTTTGATATCCTTGATCTTAGTGCCTTCCGGGAGATGTTGTTCAAAGAGACCTTTGTCTGCCGTGATGGCTCCAGTAGCGGGATCAAAGTGAAGACTTTCTTTGATCTTAGTAGCTTTATCTTGGATCTCTTGGCTGATTAAGCCTTTGTCTACCATTGTTTCTTTTTTAGACATAGTTTATATTCCTTTTAAATTGCAATTGAAAAAGAACCTATTTAAAGGTAAATAGGAGAGACAGTATGTACTGCCAACAAATGTTGACTAGTCGTAGGAAACACTGATCTCTATAGGTATAATATATACTTGATCCTTTCTAGGATCAAGTATATCGTCTTGAGCGAAGCTATCTTTAGATAGGTGAGCGAGAGAAATATATCCTCTAGATATTTAGATTTTTCCAACAGTATTAATATATATCGTCATAAAACCTCCTAAAACGCCTTTCTCAGACGTTTTAGGAGGATATTAATATAATCTATCAATCTTTATAAGAAAAGCCCTTAGAATTGATTACAGAGGCATCTGGAGCTTTATAAGAGAATCCTTGACTATTCACCGTAGTATCTACTTTTCTATAAGTAAACCCTTTGCTATTAATCACATTCGTGTGGGTCGTATGATAATCTAATCCTTTTAGTCCTAAGGTACGTTTATGGAAATGATAATCCAGTCCAGCAATACCTTTTCCTCGCTTGATTCTAGAGATAGGATTATCTGTCTCAATATAAGGAAATTCAAACTCTCCTATATACAATAAAGAATTCGGTATAGCCTTTAAAACAATTTTGTTTTCTGTCTTTTCAATTGTAAAAGAATCTAGTCTATAAGGCATATAGACCAGGATATATCTTTTTATTTCCGCAACAGTTGTTAGAGATTTGGGGATTTCAATCGGTTGGCTGTTTAAGATATTCCATTGATCAACAATATTGATTCTTCTATACTTATAAATATCTTGTCCATTAAACCTGGAAGTACTCTTAGCTTTTACAATAACCGATGTATTAAGTTCTACTGGGTTATTGGGATGATCATAAGGGATAATTAATTCATCGATCACAGTAGGAAGAGAGAATTCAATATCACTTAGAGTGTAAGTAGCGTGGATATCTGAATTGAGTTGAAATAAAAGATTCTCTTCCTCACTGAGCTCTAAATCAATATACTTATCCCAGTTTTGAATCTTGTTTAAAAATTCTTGTGCAGGCATATGAATTCTCTCTAATATAACTAAACTATATTATTTAGCTTTTTCTACAGTTACTTTAGAAGAACCTACAAAAACATAGTTAGTACCGTCCATATCCGCATCAATGTTAGCTGTTGCTATTTCTCCATCAACATGGACATGGATCATTTCAGGAAAGTTATCAATTCCTAATTGACTCGCAACAAAGGATAGGATATTACCTTCAGTAAACTCAGTTTCTTTCGGTATTTGTAAAGTAGCTGTAGGTGATCTACTATTAATCAGTTCATCTACAGAGATTCGGTGATAGATGACTTTAACAGGTCTTTTCAGTACATCAAAACCTGTTTTATTCGTAACCAGAACAACAGTATTTAATCCGAGTGGGAATAGTTCTTGATCACCAGAAGTAGGGGTATAAACTTCAGGTTGATTAATGACAATAGCGTTAGGATCTGTACTGGTGAGTTTATCAGCGATAGCTGATCTCACGAGTCCTTCGATTGCTGACAGATTAGACTGACTTCTGTCAAAATAAATCGTTTCAGCAGGCATGTAAAGCTCCTTTTTAAAATAGACATATATCCATACCTCTACCCAGGGAATAACCCCAGGTAGAGGCGGATAGACCTAAATATGGATTTAGTTCTTATTGACCGTAGACGAAGCCATTAGAACGAACTTCTTCTGGAAGTTTCGGATCTTTAGGTTCTTCTTGAGCTCCACTCTGGTCTTTCACTTTGAAGGAACCACTAGCATGTTCAGGAAGAGCTTTCTTGACACGCTCCAGTTCATCATTGTCATCAACAGTGATAGTGGTGATATTAGCGCCTTGGAAAGCACCAGAATCAATCTCAGTCAGAGTCTTAGGAATGATGACGCTGTCAATGGTAGCACCTTGGAAAGCAGCACCGAGTTTAGTGACATGAGTCAGGTCAACTACGTTGGAGTGAACATTCGGGAACACGTTACCGAGTTCAGTAACGGTAGTCGGCAATACGACATCACTCACATTAGCTGTGAAAGCACCATCTTGCAGTTCAGCAGCTTTGAGATCTTCGGCTGCATAGTAGATAGTAGAAACCGCATCCTGTTTGACGATTTTGAAAGAGCCATACAGAGCATGTTCACTGTCGCCTTTACCATTTTCTTCCGTAGTGTCATTATGATAAAGAGAAACTTCACCGGTAGCTTTGGTATCCAGTACTTTCTTCAGTTGAGTCAAAGAAGAGACGTGGGTATTACGAGAAGTACCGAAGGCACCTTCACCAATGGTGGTAATCGTATCCGGAATGGTGACTTTATTAGAAGTAGCACCTTGGAAGGCATTGGCGCCTACTTCAGTAACTGTCTTCGGAAGCACAACATCATCCAGAGAAGGCAAAGAATTTGCGAAAGCATTAGCACCAATCTTGGAAACAGCTTTCGGCAGAGAAACCGCCATCAGGGTGTTATTAGCATAAGCACTTTCTGCGATCTCGGTCAAAGCGACAGGGAGATAGAGATGTTCAGTGGTTACACCAGTGAGTTTCTGGGTAGAAGAGAAGTACTTGGATTCTGAATTCTCAACATAGTAACCAGTGTTCTCATCACGGATTTGTACAGTGACTTGTACTTCACCACTATAGAGGAGGCTATCACCTTTAGCAGTGAGTTTATATACACCAGTACCATCAACCAGGTTAGAAGAAACCCCTTCAACATCAGCATTGTTATTGGGATTGAGGTTGAGTGCTGTTGCAAGACCTGATACCAACGCTTGAGTATTATCGACAGCTTCAGTACCGTTGTGGAGAAGGGCTTTATACTCGTAGCCTTTACCTTCTGTATCCAGAGAACCCGCGTGTTGTTTCAGGATATCATATTTCAGACGACGATAGTTGAAGGTAACTTGTTGTTGTTTACCAGAATGTTCAAAAGAGACTTTCACTGTGGTGTTAGGAACGACTTCTGTATCAGAGTCAGTATCCACGACACCAGGGATAGCAGTCGGAGTAGTGATGGTTACTTTGGAAGTATCCTCAGGTACTGTAACAGTGCTCTTCAGTGCTTGCAAGTCTTCGTTGAGTTGTTTGATAATCAAGAGTTCTTGACTATCGGTTTTATTAATTTGCATAAGCCTTATACCTTTATGTTTACGTTAACTAAAGTGGCATAATGACTACTCTTATCCATCTACTTTATTCGATGGATAAGAGTAGCACGATGCAACGAGTAAAAGATTACTCAATAGATTAGTTACAATAAATCTGGCCTATATACGTAGGAGATTTGAGTATTGTATAGTTAGATAAAGTATTATCTTTATAGCGAATACTTTCACTGAGTTTACTTTGAACAATCTCAGGTAGATCATAGCAGAAAGTTAGAACCTTATCATAGGTGTAATTATCCATGGTTTTGCTAAGATATTCCCCTAAGGCCTGGAACCATCCTTGCTCATCTGAAGACAGTCCTGGGTTTTTACCTACGGTATTAGCGACCAAAACACCAAAGGCTTTGGTTTGTTGCATATTGGAACTATCGTTTAGATGATTAGCATAGGTATTAGCTAAAGCTATACCACTTGTATGGGTGGGATCTATACACTTGATCAATTGTCTATAGACTTTCATAAACCTTTCATAGGGAAACTTGACTGCTGGTTTTCGAGTAGGGTTCTGTATAGAACTCGCTAAGTAACCATCTACACTAAGATCCAGTTGAATATCATCTCCATAGAAGAAATAATAATAACATTTTTCTTCATCTGACATAGTACCCATTTCTGGTATGGTCATGTTTTTATCTATTCTGACAGTACTACCTGAGAAAGCGATAGCTATTCTTGGATTGATGGCTATGATGTTGGTAAATCTTCTACCATAGAAAGCATTATAAGCCATACCAGTAATGCCATGTGGAAAGACAGTAGGTACCTTAGTTACAATTCCGTTACTGGCTTGTAAACCTGTCGCAAAAGCCATGTTGCCAATAGAACCTGTAAAGTCATGACTAAACTGAAACTCTTTTATGGTTTTGTTATTGGTACAGGCATTAGGCATGACATCTATTCTGCCTTCAAAGAGAAGAGCAGTAGGAGATCCTGTTGCGAGTACTCTTGCAAAGAAAGCACTATCAAACTGGTTATTAGGTGGTGTAAAGCTATTCCACTTGATTTTGCCTTCAGTGTCTAGTTGATTACTAAACTGAATCTTGACAGTACCTTTGGTAGGTACAGCATTATTATCACTATAACTGATTCTAGGTACTCTATCTAGATTACTGATACTCACCGTGGAGACAGGCGTAGCCGCTAGTACTAGACTGGTAGGGTTTTTGATATCTGCTAATACCGTTTTATCATGCTCTGGTATAAGGAAATAATTGTAACTGGTCGGATAAAAACCAATACCTTCTTGTCCTAATGGATCATCTTTCTTAACAACGGAAAACCAAGGTATCAGTTTCTTTAAGTTACTTAATTTCTCAGAGCTTCTATCTGCTAAGCAATCTCTATAGTCTGCTTCGGGTGAAGGGATATTTAATCTGTTACAGAAATATTGCCATTCTTCTTTATAGCTTTCTATTTTATCTGGGGTAATGAAAGGATAAAAAGAGATATTACTATACTCTCTACCTTGTTTATTATCAGGGATTACTTTACTCTTTTCATAGATCTCTTTAAACGTAGGTCTATAATAAGTAATCACCTTTTCTTCACCATCAATATCTAAGATTAGTTTAGTATTAGGTCTATAAGGCGTATTCTCATCAACACTCCCTCTAATATCAATCGGTGCTGAGCACTTATAAGGAGTATTTAAAAGCGCTTTAAAGTCAGGATTGTCTTTGTTATTAGAAAGATCTTCATTATGGTAAAAAGAAAAGGTTTTATACTTAGACAATACGCCATTATAGAGATCATTGATCTTTTTCTCATTTTTAAATATAGCAATCAAAGTACCAGGAGATTCTTCTGGTAATAATGCGGTCAATGCTTCTTCTTCTGTGATATATCCTAATTCTATATTTAACCAAAGATTCATTCTGGCTAAACCACGTAGTCTAGCTGTATTGAAATCCGTTCTATAAGAGAGGTACTTGATACCTTTCTTAGTGTTGTCTATGGTATAAGTAAAATTCTTATCAAACATCTCTCTAATGTACTTAGGGAGAGTAGGATTATTAAATGTAGAACTTATTCTGGAGTGATCAAAAAACCACATAGCTACCTCTTAATACTTGATTAATGTAATACCTCTGTTTTCAAACTCTTTTGTAGCTTGACCAGGAGTGAATATCCCTCCTGTAGAGGTGAAAAACTTAGCATGAACTAAAATAGGAGATTGTGTTTTAGGATAATAGATCTTTCTTAAAGTAGCTAAGATATGGTTTTTCGTTTTATAACCAAAGAAACCTTGAAACTTTTCATTGAGTACAAGAACAATAGGATTCGTTTCTAACAAAGCACCATCTTCGATGTATTCTAGGTTCTCAGGAAAAACCAAGACATTACCACAATACTGAAGATGTCTCTTGAGTTCTACACTGCTTAAAGTATTATTATTCGTATAGACCTTGTTATTGATTCTATTATAGTTGTTTAAGTAATGGTATAAAGATCCCTTAGACAATACAGCCGCAGGCATTTTCTTGGTATCATTAGGAAACTCTATTAATGTGGTTCTATGATGCACTCCTTTCAACTGGAATGATCTCTGCATAAAACCAGCTATTTCCTGATAATAGTATCTGTCATTATCCCTTTGTGATTTACCTGGCAGTCCCGCAGGGACTGGATCTCCTTTAACTTGATCATAATACCAAGATTGATTACCCTGATACCAGAGATTATTCAACCCGAAATATTCACTTATAGAGCCATAATGGAATAAACAACTATTATAAATTTCCGCTTTCTTCCCAGATGCAAAAGGATCCTTAGATAGATGCATACAGGTGCCTAGAGCATATCCCTCGCTATTACCATAGTAAGGTGATTCCATATATGCTGTATATTGACCTAATAAACAACTATCGTTTACTTTAATGGTTACTGTTCTATCTGCAAGACTGACTTCAGTATTAACAACACTACCTTTACTAAGAGCATCTTTACTTAAATCAGGAATATCTAAAGTTTTAGTGACTTTATTATACTTGGTAAAGTTCTCCAATACGGGATTGTTTTTATAAGTATAGATAGCTTTTTCACCAGAGACGAGTTTCTCTAAACGTAGTCTATTATACTTTATCTTTTTCTCTTTATAAGGACTATTACTGTCAATAGGTACTAGAGTGATTTCTGTATTGTAAGTTGTGGATAAATCATTATCCCAATCACTAGGGGTATTACCACTAGGTAAAGTATCGTCTAATGATTTAATCTCCTTGATCTTAAGTTGTTTAGCATCAATGTAAGTCCCTATCCCTGTCTGATCTTGGTTTATTAAATTAACCAGATTCTCGAGATCTGTTAATGTCTTGTCTATTTTCATTATTAACCTCTTTTGATACCATACGGTATATCTAGACTACCAATATAACAAAGATTGATTTTACCAGTAGTCGGAGTGATCTTGATCTTTTTACTAGTAGTATCTAACGTGATACTGAGATTATCATCTATCACTATACCCATTCTTCTATTGATATAATCTTTAGCTTTGTCTAGAGTAGGAATATCTTCAGTAGTACCTTCTCTTCTTAAGAGTTCCCATTGTTTCCCTAGATGGATTCTTCTATAGGTAAGAATAGGATTCTCCCAAGCATAGTCAGGATCTTTAACTTCAAAAGTGACTTTGGTGTTAGGAGTTATACTAGTGTTGATATTGGCTAAAGTCTTGTTAGAGAGATCTTCTGTGATAGGTTCTATTTTCTTTACTTCAACAATATCCAAAAAGTTATCAGGAATATCTTTATTACTCTTCTTTAATAACAAAAGAAAATTCTCTAAAGTGTTTTTACTAAAATCTAGGCGCATATATCGGTCTCCATGATGAGGATAAAATATCATTTCATTGTGTCATAAATCCAGTATACTCCTCTTTATAAGGAGTATACTGGAGGTATGTTATTTACTAGCAATAGTAATCGTGTCAACAGTTGTTGTAACCATATTCAACAATTGCAAGAAGTGGTTTTGTACTTTGACATTACCTTTGGCTAAAACATTAGAAAGAGATTTAGCAAAAGATAGAATATCAGAAACAGTAGCATTTAAAGACCTATCAATCTCACCTCTTTGTAGAGCTTGATCTAAAGCTTTATACTCAGCTTGTATTCTGACAATAGTGTCATTACAGCGATTACTATCGTTTTTGATTACGGTAATAGCATTTTTCACACTATCAATAATCGCTTTAACTTCTTCTTGATTACCAGGTAGATACTTGGAATCGTATTTCTCGTAAGTGTAATTAGGATAATCTATTTGAATATAATCATAATCCAAATAGAGTTCATTAGTATTCATGGTCTCTGGATTGGTATTACCGGGAGCGTTATCTTTAGCTTTATTGACTTTTAAGATAACCAGGTAATTATTAATACCAACAACACCAGTATAATAATCTACCGGTTTAATACCGACACCTACCATAGCACGGATGGATTCATTCGGGGATGTACCTAAACCACTAGAGAGATTTGTAACCAAGTCTTTATGTTCTTTAGCTAAAGTCTGCAGTAAAGAACCAGTAGCTTCAGCGATGCTATTAGGATCTTGTTTATTATATTTGACTAGGAAAGTCTTAACCTCTCTAGTGATAGCTTTCGCTGTGGTATAGAGATGTTGGCTTTTAGAACCTAACAAGATCTTAGGCGATATAGCGCTGATATGATCAGCGAGTTCTTTTAGCGTATAGACCTTATTGTTAAAAGGATCAGAAAACTCTCTACCGAGTTTATCTTGCATAAACAAAGAGAGTTCAGTACTGATAGTGGTATTACCTTTTAGCTTCTTATCGACTTTGTCACATCTCTTCTCTACTTTACTCGACATATCAGTAAGATAGCGATAAAAGTCTTTTAGTTTAGTGACAATATAATTAATAAACTTCTTGAAAGCTTCGAGTATCTTGTAAAAGACATCCGACATAGCTTCGACTGCTACTGTTGTTGCAGTCTGTCTTTGTGACACTCCTTTGAAAGATTCTAAAGAGAAGGAATGGTATTCCTCTATACCCAAAGACTTATAGACAAAAGGTAAAGAAGCATTTAACAGAGTAGCTCCGTTTTGATCGAGTCCACCTTTATCTTTGATAGCTTCTAGAGAAGTAATAAAAGACTCTAGAGATTCCAAAGCATTTTCGATAGAATCAGATTCTGTGGTGAGCTCATTCATCTCTGAAAAGGCATTATCGTATTCCTCGTCAGTATGAACGACTTCTGTATCTACAGGTTCAAACTCTTTATTGTCTTCTTGATCCAGAGGGATGTTATCTGGATCCAGTTTTTTATCGTCTGTTTCTTCAATAGAAATAGATCTTATTACATCTGAAAATTTCATTTTTAAATCCCTGTCATAAATACCCCATACTGCAAGTAAAGCAGTATGGGGTATAATTTAAATTAAGCTGTTTTTTCAGCTTCTTTTGTTTCGGCTTGTTTACCAGGACCTTTAGCAGCTTTAACTACAAGATCAAGGATTTCTTTTGATTTCTTGATTTCGTAGTTAGCGCAAGCGGTAGACACGGAGCTCAGAGACTTAAACATGTCACGCATATTTTTAGCATCTTTTCTTAGCTCTGCTTCTAATTTAGCTTTTTCTTCGCCTTCGTTGACACCAACAACTTTCATCTTATCAATGATATTCTTGGCTTTATCCACCATATCTTTCAAAGCTTTTTGGTTATTTCGAATGACAGCCGCCAATCTAAGGATGTTGCTAGCAATTTTCTTGGCTTCAGCCAGATCTTTCGGAAGACCCTTTTCCGGGAAAACAGCATTAGCAGCTTCTTCCTCTACTCGACCAAAGCTATACTTCGTGATGTTTTCTTTTTCACCCATCGTACCGTAGAGTCTGAAACCATAACCACCAGGTAGGGGTCGACTTGCTTTTACGAATGTCCAGCCTTCGCCAGCTTCTTTCTTGACAAATTCATTGTCTTCAAACTCCAGCATAAAACTTTTCAAACGTAATGCGGAATTTTCAACTCGGGCCTCACTACCCAGGATTTCCTTACCACTGGCCAAAAGGGTAGCATGAGTTGCAGCAGCATCCATGACTTCAATGGTTGCTTTACCAATATTAGTAAGCAACTTTTCATTGAAGAATTTCAGCAGTTCTTCTGAAGTAAGTAACAGTCCTAATACAGCACCGTCAGCAGAGAAAGATTTACCATATCTCTTTTTCTCATCGTCAGTAAGAGTATATCCAGGAGTAAACTCAGTGATATTGGCTACTTGTTTAGCTCTTCTAGCCAGAGATTCTGCAGAGCCAAACAGACCAGCGATGAATTTAACAACGCTGTTGTACATTTGAATAACAAATTTCTTAACGGCTTCCCAGACTTTGCGAAGAGCGCTTTGTTCTGCTTCCAGAGCGGCAGCAACAGCAATAGAAGAGGAACTTTTTTCAGACAAGCTTTCCAGAGAGACAAAATTCTCTTCTCGACATTCCATCCCCAGACGAGCATAGATGCTTTCTTTAGCATGGTTGTACATAGCCGCAACACTCTTATTAAAAGTGTCGTGTTTCTTCACATACTCGAGAGATTCAACCAAAGCTTCAAGAGACTGCATGGCGTCTTCAGCATCATCGAGGTCTCTTTCCATACCTTCGTATTCATGTTCTTGTTCTTGAACATCAAGAAGTTCAGTCTCAAGACGAGCATTATCTACGACATCAGTTACAGAAATATCAGAATCTCCGGTAACATCAGTAGTATCGATACCTTCACGCGCTTCGTAAGCTTCAACAGAAGCAATAATACCTTTAATCATAAAAAATTACCTTTTATTAAAATTGAACATGTTCAAGATACCTTATATAATCTAAGATGATATATAAGGTATCAATACATAGGAACAATATTTCACTAGAAATAGTTAACTATTTTTATCGTTTTGTTGTCTTTCAGACATAGATAATCTAATAACACTAATAGAGGCTTTACAAGTAGCCAACATGATGTTATTGATTTTCTGGTTAAACGAGATATATCCAGATAATAGTTTTTGATAATATTTGATCGCTTCTCCAGTAGTCTTTTTGATATCATCAGACATGCCAGAGGTAGCTGACTTGATCTGAGATGTAATAGACTGGGCTTTGTCTGTTACCTTCTCAGCCTCTTCAGAGATATTTTTCCAAGTATCAATAGTCTTTAAGATATTATCTAAAACAATAATAGCGTCTCTTTTACTAGTAACTTCCAAATAAATATCTTTAGGTTGAATACGATCATCTAAACGATTTCTCGTAATCAACAAACTAGGCATTGATATACTACCATCTTCTTCAGGTGTTTGATAATAACCAACACATACTCTGGATCCACCTGGAAGCTCTTCGCTGGCATATACTTTATCGTATATCCCTATTTCTGAAGTGAGATTACTGTCTAGAGGGAAAAGACGAATAAAAGCATCGACGATCTGTTTATTAGTTTCTTCCCAATGGCTCTTTGGAGTTTCTCCGCTCTTTGTTTTGTATATCTTTATTGCTTGGTCAATATCCTGTTTAAATAAAGACAAAGCATTTAAAGTAATTTTAGAGACCTCGTTGATATTAACCCTTTTAAGAATGTCTGGAAATTTATTAACATTGTCAACAATATTAATTTTACCATCAATAATGATTGATCCAGCTAAACCTAGCCTTTTATCCTCAGGAACTTTTCCTTGAAAATCAGCGTCACTTTTATTGCTAATGTCCTTTTTTAGTCGTTCGGCTTCTCTTTTCAAAGCACCTTGTACAGAAAACACTTCTTTTAAGAATTTAACAAATCCCTTAAAAAGAGTCGATAAAAATTCCCAGATTTTTTGCAAAATGTTTTTCTTGTTGGCTTGCTCTTCTTCTAAGGCGAGTTTTATTTGAGTAACTCGAGAGTAGTCATCAAAAGCCTCTAAAGAAGTACATTGAACAGAAATACCTGTCTTCTTATAAATATCTTTTCTAAAAGTATTATAGAGTAACAATGATTCTTGGGTAAAACCACCGTTCTCTTTAATAGATTCTAAAGAAGATATAAGTGTGTTTAATGAATCAATAGACTCCATAGCAGAATCAATTTCACCCATGGTATTATTCAAGGTGAATTCAGATTCAGCAATGTCTTCCATTTTATCTTCTACTTCTTGATTAAGATCAGTGGAAGTGACTGTATCTATGATTCTTTGTTCTAAAGGTTCTACAGTTGTATCGGCTACGTTTTCTTCTGTAGACTCTGTAGAAATATAGTCTTTTATTCGATATACCATAATAACAATTCCTTATATCAAGCTGGGGAAGGTAAAGTAAGAGGAGCATTGACAACACTTTGATAATCATCAGCAACGGCTTCTCTTAGATTACTGATTTCATCTTTAGCCTTCTTTCTAGGAGTAATGGAAATAAAAGCAATGTCTAAACAAGCTTTCTGTGTTTTCATCATGACCCTAGGAATTTTGGTAACGATATCGTTGAAAAGAGACATGAAATACTTGAAATAATACCAGCTATCCAAGACCCTGGCTGAACCAAAAGATCCTCCTAATAAAGCATAAGCACTATGTAATTCAACACAAAGACTATTAAGTTCTTTATTGGTTTTATTATATTTATCCAGGAGACTCTTTTGTGCTTCACATGACTTCAAAACACCATTTAATAAAGTATCCATTTCGGCTTTATTTTTAACCAACATATCGTCGTCTATCGTGGCTGTATTAGGTACATCAAAATGGACAACTTTTTTATCTAGGTGAATCATACCGTTTTCGTTTCGAGTCATGGAAATAGCATATTTATAGTTTCCTGGCATCATAGGACCAACCGAAACAAACTGGGCCAATGGTTTATTCCAGACATCTTTTATTTTCGGATCAGATGTAAAAAGATTGGTGAGACTATTTTGAACTTCTACTTTAAGGTATTCACGATCCTGAACTTTCATAGATCTTTCTTTGATACCTTTAACAAATCTCAAAATACCATCGTTTAATTTAAGATTATCAAATTCTTTTATCATTTTCTCTGTTACCATAGGTACAGAGACAGGATCAGCTACTTTACCATCGATATAAAACAGTTTACCATATTTCTTCTTTTGATCCTCTGTTAAAGAACCTGAGTACGTGATGGTATCTTTGTTATCGTTTAGTATCTTTTTAAGTTTATTAACTTTGTTGATCAAATGTTGGTTTAAAGAAAAGAATCCTTTTACCCAATTCCAAACTTTCTTTAATAAATTAATAATAATATCTAAAGCCTTCTTAAAGAAGCCTTGTTGTTGTTTATTTGCTTCTTCTAAAGCTAAACTAACACTAGGGGAGTCTTCGGTAGAATAGCTCTCTAAAGAGCTGACTAAGCCATTTCTCTTGCAAATATCTTTATAAAAACCCTGATAAAGAATAAAGGCATTATTCGTAAAACCTGTTTCTTTAATAGCTTCTAGCGAAGTAATTAAAGATTCTAAAGAATGGATAGATTCATCGATCTGATCAATACTGCTTTGATCATCTTCTATTTCGTTAATAGACACAGGTGTATAGTCTGTACTTTCTTCTTGGGAAATTTCAAGAAAATCTTTTAATCTTACTGTCATCTTCATTTACCTAAAGTAAGTAGTTTTAACTGATCTTTAATATCTTCTATTTTTTGTAGATAGATATTAATTGGATTACTTTCTTCTGAATATTTTCTAGTACTCTCTGTTAACTTAAATCTTTTCTGAGTTAGATCAATAAAGATATCAATACACTCTTGAGCAACGGTCAAAGATAAGTTGTTTTTTACTCCATTATAAAGTGTATCTTTTAAAGACTCAAAACTCTTTAAGTAATCCAAAGCTTCTTCAACGAGTTCAGATGAATTATCGTTAAATTCATCGTTGTCTTCGAAATCTTTTTTGTATTCATCCGTATGACCTCTTTGTTCAAGGGTCGTTAGACTTTGTATGATGCCTTTCATGGTTTATTTACCTTTTTGTTTTTCGATTTCTTTAATCTCTTTTTCTAAAAATGACGCTAATTTCTTCAAGAGCAATCTATCTGTCATTTGTGCCATTCTATTCAGAGAGAAAAAAGGCTCTTTGGTTAATCTGGAAATATAATTAATCATGACGAGATTAGCATTAAAATACTTCAAAGTCTCGGCATTGAAATCTGAAGACATGAGATAAGACAAGTTTCTCTTATGTCTTCTTAATCTACCAAACATACCTAGTAACATATCCATATAAGGAATAATTCCAGTACACTGCCTAGTAAAAGCTATCTGTATTTTGTTAATCTCTTCTAGATCTACTCGGTCTAACTCTAGTTTAATATCTTCTCTAACAGGAGGATTGTTAGATTTTTCTACGTAAACATCAGACAGGTTTAATATATCAGCTTTTTCTTCAGGTGAGAAGTTTTTAAACTCAATACTATCTGGTAAAATAGCTTTTAAGATATATCCCTTAGGTAGACTAGGACCAGTATATTCATATAGACCTTTTCTAGGATAGGCCTTTTTATCTATAATAGGAAAAACAACATCAATATCAATGTCGATATATCGTTGATCTGTTATCTTATACTGTAATACTTTATTGACATTTTTAGATAAAGTATTATTATTCGTATACAAGCCAAATAAAGAAGTATAAATGGATATAGATTCTTCAATATCAAATTTGTTATTGATACGAAAATAATCAGCTTCTTTCTTATTAAAAGCTATATTATATTTATCTTTTACCCCATGGATGGATAAATATCTTATACCGGTTAGTATCTTCTCGGATAATTTTTCATTGATCTGAAATTGCTCTTTGAACCATCTGTAAAATCTACCTAGTAATTCCCAGAAAATGTCAATAATAGAAACAATAGTTAAATAGACTTTATTAATGATTTTATTAAAAAGAGACTGGTTAATTTTATCATTATCGGATTTAAAGCCAAGAAATAATCCTTCTACACTAAAAACAATATTGTCTTTTAAGATGTTTCTTTCTTCTTTGCTATATTTAATCTCTAATGTATCATGTATTCTTTTTAACATATTTCCTAAAAGAGCACTCTCATTTTCAGAGAGGCTCTCCATGGATGTATGTTGATAATTTGTAATAGTCAAGAAACACTCTGTAGACTCTTTTATTTGTTTCTCTAATAGAGATAAAGAGATCTCTAGTTCTTTGATTTCATTTTCATCTTCAGGATCAAGATCTGTCTCATCTCTGAGAGTACTCAGATCTATTTCTTTATACTCATCAGGGGTAAGTGTAGTACCCCTGACTATCTCCATACCTCGTATGGTCTCGGTAATCAATCTCGTATTGGCCATATAGGCTCCTATATCTCATTCTAAGACGATAAAACACTTTACTGGTGGTCTACATCAAGATTACCAAACAAAAGCCATAGAGAGCGTAACAGATGGGAATATCCGTTTTTCTGTTTTACCCAGTCTAGTAAAGCCAAAGGTACATGGGTTTTACAAACCTCATATTCCATTAAGACTTTATATAAAGCTTGTTTTTTATCATCAGGAACGATAGACAACTGATTTTGATTCTCTAGGATTCTTTCCCAAGTTACTATCTTAAAGCCTACTTTACCTTCACTAATGAAAGCCAGTAGCTCTTTTAAAATATCAACATGGTTAAAAGAGAGTTTAGGAGAAGAAAACTGAGCTTCAATAAAGTTCTTAAACCACATCGCTTGATTGTCTAGAGACAACAAGATCTTGGCTCTTTTTAATAATCTTTCTCTGAAATCAAACTTCATCAAGACAGAAGGATCTTTTCTGTATTGTGTAAATAGCTCTTCAATAACACTATCTGGCGTGATCTCCATTTTCTTAATAGAAGTATCTAGTCGGTAGGTATTATTGGCTATATTGAGTTCTTGTTTGATTTCTGGTTGACCATTGTCTTTGTTTTGTAGAATAGGCCCTACAAACCCTCTAGGATAAATTTTTAACATATTAGGCATCCTCTAGATAAATACCATTAAAGATACTTATCTTCCTCTTTCTTGATCTGATAATCGAGTTTTTGGATTCTATCCTGATACACTTCGATTTCTTTTTCCACAGCAGGATCAGGAGTACCATCTAGATTTCTTTGTAGCCCCAGTAGTCTCAGTCTTAGTAATTCCCTTTCTTCTAAGGCTTTTTGATATTTCTGATGATCTGCTAAAGCACTACTGAGTTGAAAGCTGTAAAAAGGATTTTTATCAGCCGAGATAAAGTTAAATCCTAGAGGATCGACTTTTCTTTTACCATGTGCTGCTTCTACTAATGGAATATTGTCAGGAACGATAATAATATCCGGTACATCTTCCAAGAGACGAATGACATTAGCTGCTTCTAAAGTAAAAGCATTAGTCAATTGACAATAGTTCGTATAGAAAGATTCAACAACAGAACGTTGCGCATCGGTTAATGATTTTTTAATCTGATTACCAGAGTCAGTGTTACCTGTCTCGGCAATGATGACATAATTAAGGAATTCTCTTACATAAGAGGAATAGAACTTAACCGCATCCAGGAAAAGGAGATATTGGGCTTTCTTATAGGTCAATGCTGAATTAGCTGTTTTATCTTCAAATGTTTTATTGACCTGATCTCGCATTTTTGTGGTCATGACTAGGATATTTTTAAGAACATCATAAGTCGTGGTAATAATGTTTCCTGATCTTTTTCTGACAATGGCATTAAAAGTAGGCAAGAGTCTTTTGACTTCTTTGGTTTTAAAATCCCATCTTTGGAAGAGCTGATTGGCTTCGGCATAAGAAGGAATAGTAGATTCCTCGAGTTCTTTAGCGAGGTTATAGAGTTGATCTGCGAGATCTCTTTTATAGATAGTAGGAGAAATGACTCCTAAGAGTTTAGTTAAGTTCATAGGTAAATTCCTGTTTTTTCAAAAGACTAACAATTTGTAGATATGGTGTATATCTGGTTAAGTGGGTTTCTTTCATTCGACTATATTGATATAGTCTCATTCAAGATTGACGCCTCTCTTTACAAGCGAGGAGCATGATTAAACACCCCTATCCTTACAGTCTAGGTGCATTTATTCGTTGCACTCATAGACGCGGAGCGTTGCCCATGGTAAGTGCAGTCATGATGTCAGCAACACTATTGTCCTTGTTACTGGCTTTCTTAAGATCAGAGAAAGAAGCTTGAATAGACTTCTCTACTGAATGCAGATAGATTTCTACCATACGGTAGTTCTCATCGACAATAGCCAAGATCATCATACCTGTGGTTTGCATGAGTTTGTTTCTTTGTTGGAAACTACTCAGTTTAATAGTCAGATTCTCTTCCAAAGCTTTAGCTGTTGTAGAAGACAATACTGCCACACTAGAAATAGCTGCTGAGTATTTACCACCTGTCAAGATGTGATTCTTCACACTGGCGTTTTGTTTATCCAAGGTAGATTTAAAATACCCTGATTTATCTTTCATGAGGTTTTTTCTAAACTGGGTATAGAGATCATTACAAAGAACAATATCTTTCCAGAAAGAGAGTCTACCTGTTTTATAACCAATCTCTCTATCTAAAGCAGTAATATCTTTGCTACCAAAAGAGAGGAGTTGTACCAGATCAGGACTCTTCAAATAACCTGTCATTAGACGAATAGCTACAGGTACTTTTAAACTGGCTTTTTGCTGATCACTGGTAATATCAATAACAATTAATTTACCTACTGTGAGTTTAGAGTCATCTTTGATTTCCTTCAAAGATCCAACTAACTCATTTTCTGCTTCTTGAGAGATACCTTCTTGACTGTTTTGTTTAAAGGTTCTATACTCTCCAGTAAAGGGATTATAACGATTTTTATTAATCGCATTTTGATAGTCTTTATAAGATTCTAGTCCAGCACCTTGTTTGACATTAACATAAGCAGTACTGAGTTTAGAATAATCATTAATCGCTGTTTGTAATCCTTGAATACTAGAAGCAAAGAGACTTTTGATTTTAGGTGCATTAGTGCCGAAAGATTCGAGTTTTTCTTCTACTTTTGTCTTTAGATCACCATTACTTAGACCAATAGTAACCGCTTGTAAATAAAACCCACTAAAGAGAGACAAGATGTTTTGTTGTACATCATACATCACTTCACTGCTTCTTAGACTAGCATCTACTAAACAGTTGGGCTCTACTCGTACTAGTTGACTCATCTCTACCAGAGAAGTAGCTGCTTGGTTATTATCAATACGACTATAATAACGAGTAGCTATCTCTACGATCTGATGGATACCACCGGCTATTTGAATACCGGATTCTAAATTGGCCATATATAGACTCCTTTATTAAATGATTTTAAACACATTGTTTCAGAGGACATCATGTCAAACACAACAGGACAAGGATACATCACCAGTGTTGGTTCCACTGATGAGAAAAAACTATTTACCATTGATGATATCATCAGTAAAATCTCTAATAATCAAAAGTCAGCTAGAGACTATATTGACGAAATCTTTATTCAACTCGGACTAGGTAAAATCACCACTGTCAGAGATAAACAATTCCAAGGGATTAATCATAGGCATACTGCTGCTAATCTTCCCTTTAATATGGACCATAATGGCCATACTTTCTTTGTTAGACCAAACATTAATCTAGGCCGATATAATTGCTTAAGAGTAAGACAATTAGCTCAGTTAATCACGAATAATGCTTATTCAGTACAAAGATGGGCTAGGATGACTCTAGATCCTACGCTAGCACGTGAAAGCAATGCCTCTGATATCAGTGATATCGGAGAAGGATTATCCTCTCCTTTAGTGGATAATGAAAATGCCTTTATTCCTTTATTATCCAATCTACTTCGTACTATGACTGGAGTACCTTCTGTAGTAGCAGGTACTTACTCTTCAGAGAAAGGTCTTAATAAAGAAGTATTTGGTATGATTGACGATAATGTCCTGAATTACGAAGGATATACAGTCACATGTTCCTTTAGGAACATGAACGGGAATCCCTTGCTCATATTGTTTTACTCTTGGATCCTGGCGGCATCTATGATGTATCTAGGAAAAATTACTCCCAGAATACGTTCTATTCATCAAAGAAGAATTGAATATACGACTAGGATATATCGATTAGTTTTAGACTATACACAGACCTATGTAACTAATATCTGGGCTCCTACTTATTGCTTTCCAACAACCATAGAAACTGGATCTATTTTTAAATATAACGTTGAAGATCCTTTTAATAGAGACAATGACAATATTGATATTCAATTTCAGTGCTATGGCAGTCATTTCAATGACGATTTGTTGTTCCATCAATTCAATACGACAGTGTGTCTAGCTAATCCAGCTATGGAAGATAATAGTCGAAAAAGAGACATGGTCAAGTTAGATCCTACTGAAATGAAACTCTTTAACTATTATGGTTATCCTAGAATCAATCCTGTTACTTCTGAACTAGAGTGGTGGGTGAGTAAAGAGAACTATAAAGGAGCTGGGAATATGGTAAAAGATGTGCCTAAAATAGAACAAGATGGGGATTCAAAACCTCTAGCTAAAAGAGAATCTCATGGTGAGAATTTTGATATATCGGATTATTTAGAGTGATCATACCTCCTTATACACCCTCTCCAATACGGAGGAGGTGTATAAGGGCATATGTCGTGTTACTCACGTAAAATAGATTCTATATTTTCCACTTTGTCAGACGGGTTAATCAAAGCTGATATTACCCCTGTTTGGAAGTAGTTACCACCGAGTTTATTAACAGTATTTGTAGCACCATACTCGATAGACTTCATGGGAATAAAGACCAAACGACTACTGTCGGTATGATCTTTTACCACTTGTCGATAATACTTCGTTCTATCGTTCTTATCTCTAGCAACAATAGATACCATCAATTGGATAACTTCTGGTCTTTCACCGACATTGGCATCGGCATAACTCTTAGCCGTATCGAAGATCTTACAGACATCTTCATAGTTCATGTACCCTGGTATTCTACCTTTACTGATAAAGACATCGTAAATAAAGTAAGGTAAAATATCTTCTTTTACGACTTTCATGTTGTTAATCACTGTACTACCAGCATCAAAAGACATCTGGTAATATTGTTCTCCCTCTAGCTCAATGGTACTTATCTCACCAGGGGTAAATTCAATCATGGCGTTTACGGATAATACAGCATAGGTATTGTTGACTAAAATCATCACAATACCTAGTACTTTGGTTATTTCACTATTGAATTCACAGAGCTTCTTTTCAGCATAATGTACTGGAAATATGACTTTACAAGGCTTTATAGCGATCCATTTATTATTGAGTTTCTTAAAGTTATTCTTAACAACATTGCTATCTCTAACATAATTAGCAAACATACCTACCTCTTATATAAAAGACCAGGGTCCCTCCGTAGAGAGACCCCAGTCTATAGATTTACTTTTTCTCAATACTGATACCTTGCGATACCCAAGAACCCACATACTTAATCAAGGAGATTAAAGCCGCTTCATTGATATCCATAGTACCATTGCTGGAGATAGCTTCGTTAATACCTGTTAAGAAAACCTCAACATTGGTCTTAGGATATTTGGCTCGACATACTAGTTTTACTACAAGTCCTGCTAAATCATCCATATCAGAATAGCCAATATGAGAAACGAGTTCTTTAAAGATCTCTATTGATTCTTCATCTTTAGTACCAAAAGAAGTATCAAAATCAGGATCATTCAAGATACCTGTAAAATGTACCAGTAAAGCATCTTTTACTTTATTGACCAAGAAAGAAGAGTGTTGGTGAATATTTCTTTCTTTATAACTATTCCAGTTAGAGAGAAGATTATTTTTATTCTCTTCGATTTCTTTAATAGAAGAATAAGGATTATTCTGTAAAGACAAACCATAAAGAATATCAACATTACCACCATTACTAATCCATTCCTTATACAGCATGGGATTAACATTGATGGCTTTCTTATTACGAGAAATAACCAAGATACCGTCTTTAGCAGCTTTCTCTAGTTTCTCTAAGTAGTTAACAATACCTAATGCTGCTTGACTTTTAATAGTTAACACAGCAGAATTATATTCCTGTAGGCTACCTGTCGTACCTGGTAATACCTCGTGGGTAAAGATATTACTTAGCACAAAAGCAATTACTGCGTTTTGTAAGGCATTGGTATCATAGTTACAAATATAGCCTAGGTTTTTGTCTTGCCAATGATGTCTAAAGATACCATTATAGACCGTATGGGGTAATTGACTATCCCCTATCCATTCTACAATGCTTTTACCGACAACCGGATAGTTAGCAATCATAGAACGAACATCTTCAGGTGCTAAATCAGGCCATTGAGGTTTAGGAGGAGTAGGTTCATTACTGAATACTCGGTCTTTACTCTCTTGAACAAGATTAACAAAACTGGTATCTAGCAAGAAATCAGGTAAAGTTGTCTCTTTGACTTCTAGACCATTTAAGACATCGTTTTCACCAAAGGTACTAACTGTCTCTCTAATAGCATCACTGAGTTTCTTGATAAAAGGATTAATTTGTTCTCTTGCTAAAGAAAGAAAGTCTGATAACTTAGGTGCTAGATCATTAACGACACGATCCATAGCGTTATCATACCCTACTTGTCCTTCTTCTTCAACAGACATCGTGAGTTTAATAATTTCTTTAGAGACATCTCTAGCTTCCATACTAGGGAGATCTCTAACGTAAGGTGTATTGACATAAGGAACAATTTCTGTCAAAGGAGAGTCTGGATTAATGGCCAGAAAAAGTCCTTTGTTGTTTAATTCATTATCAATAACTGAAGCTAGATTTAAATGTTTCTCGGTCAGCATTTTAGATCTCCTGAATTCTTCTTTGGAACATTGTCAAAGTAGATTCAATAATCGCATCTCCTGAGATCTGTTCACCATTAATTGTATCAGCTACCTGATTACCGGCAATAGCCTGTACTAAGCATCTGGTTAAGTCTGCTGCTGTCGTCAGGATTACCATATTGGATACAGTTTTTTCTGTGGCCATAGTTTATATATCCTTTTATATTTGATCAAATATTTAAAAATATAAGTACATCTATAGTCGACTTAAACGTACCTATACTCTCATACCTATCCCTAAAAGGACAGGTATGAGAGTTAGATATTACTTATCAAAATACAGAGAATAGGCTTGTTTTCCTATCTCATCTAAAAGCGTTGCAGTAGTACCTAGAATATACGGAGAATTTACGATACGGGCATTGATAGACCTAGCACCAAAGACAGCATCGATTTCTTGATTGTCTTCAGTCATAGGAGGGGTATCGTATACCGTACCAATAGTACTCTTTAACTGGTTAGCGAAGACCAATTTCCTTTATGTTTAATTCAGATCGTTACTCTGAATCCTGTATTATATACAGCTCTATGTCTCCATAGAGAGCAGATCATATCTTCATCCCTCTATTTACTAGAGTAGGATGCTTCCCGTTTCCTTTCCTTCTTTTAAAGAAGTATTGTATCCTGTTAGGGACCCGACTTCGGGCGTACTCGTCGTTACACGATGATCGTTGAACTTTACCCATATCTCTAAAGAGACGTAGGGTCTTAGCTGCTTGATTATGACATAATAGATATTTTTCAAACTTTCACATAGGTGTTTTCACACTGTGTTGTAGTATATCTACCTTCGACACTTCTCAGCAATTAAGGAAGAATCTATCTAAACATTACTGTCTAGTAGGACTGTAATTCAATCACCATTTCCAGCGGTCTCTTTACCAGTTAAGTATATTTTCAGTACGAGTTCATTCTCTTCTATTCTATTACCTTCTACCAGGTAGTTACCATAGACTCTACCTATATAGCCTTTACCACCTTTTATCTTACTCGTCTCTCTCATCATTCTGTCAGTATACTTGACAATCTCTTGTAGAGAAGGAGACATGTCTTTAATATCCCCATTGTAATAAGCTTCTATTTTTTCTATTCTACCGTTTTTCTTAGCTTTAGGTGCTTTGGCAGAGAGTTGTCTTAAAAGCTCTATACTGGATTTATCAAAGAGAGAAGACTGAGAAGTGACGCTATCCTCGATAATACATAAAGGATCATCGCTACTGACTTCTTGATTAGGTTTGACGAGATTGTGGATAGACTGATCAAATTTTACTCTAATGACTCTAATCTTAGTCTGATACATCTCGAGTTTCTTAGCAAAATTAGCAGTGATAGCTGAACCATCTTCTAAAGTATAGTTATTCTCTAGAATAGCAACTGTTGCTAAAGTACCTATCTTCATGGTTAAAGCTTTAGGATTTAAAGGATCTTTGGTAAAGTATCCTGTATTGTAGGAGAGAGCTTCTCCTTTCTTGAAATGACTTCCTACCTTTAGATCTGTGACGAGCAAGTGAGGTACGGTTAAACCACCATCACTTCCGTATTGTCTACCTAGAGGTATAGCCACTCTAGACTTGTCTTTGTAAGTAACTACCATTTCTATAGGCGTAATAGAAGTCACTACACCATCTTGTTTTGCCATGGTTGCAAATAAAGAACCTACCCTGTATGGAATCATGTTGTCATATCCCGTACGTACTGGTAATACTTCATATCCCGTACAGCAGACATTAGCGTCTGCATGTATGGATGAGAAGCCGATTCTCTTCATGTCGTCTTTTTCTATACATGGCATGGTGTTAAAAACAGTAGACATCATTTCAACAGCGTTAACACTACCGTTTCTAGTAGCTTCTGTAGAAGGATCTGTTAAACCATAATAGCTTTTCAATCTAGGATTAGCAGACATATACATGTTGACTCCGACATCACCAGAGTCTACAGAAGACTCGGAAATGACACCAATATCTCCTTCATGGTACTTACGAGTCCTTTTGACCATAGTGTCTTTGCTTCTACCGCCTAGACCAGTATAAGTCACAGACTCTATTTGCCTGATGTTTTGGAAAGGATTTAATCCGTTCACAGGGACATTAGCAGGATCATTTAAGAACTTCAGTAAGATGTCTTGTGGGTTAACTGTGATACTAGAGAGATGTTTAATACCTTTGTTGTTATGGGCTCTAATCGCTCTAACCAGTTCAGTATAAACAAGACTTGCCATTCTTTCATAGCCACGAATCCTTTGTTCAAAAGCAGAGACTTCATCTGGGTGATAATCACTCATGAGGAGTTCTACTGCTTTAAAGAGCAGTCCTCTAAAGGAGACGGGCATATGCATCTCTTTCAGAATCCTCTCAGTAATAGGATCGACAAACATACTAAAGAGAAGGTCAATCTCTTTTAGATATCTATCTGCTACTCTTTTATTATCTAAGATATTAAAATAGACATCTTTACCTTCAAAGAAATGTTGATTGAAATCTCTGATCTCTTGTCTAAAATCATTAAAACCATTTAAGAGTAAAGAAGCCAATCTATCTTTCTTCTTAAAGACATATTTAACATCTTTAAAAGTGATAGCATATTCATCTTTCTCAGTATGATGTCCTTTGTATTCTGTAATGACTTTATACTCAACACCAAGCATTCTTAGTAATTGAGAAAACCCTAGTTTATAAGCAAGCACGATACCTACTGGGATAGTCCTACCCATGATACCGATTTCACAAATAGGGATAGGAGCTTTTTCAGGATCTAGACCACAGAGATCTTCTATTGAGTCTAAAGGTGTGTATTGTCCTTTGCTATAGGCATAAAGATTATTATCCTTATCCATCACCACGATATCTTTATCTTTCGTTAAACCACAAGCAATACCACCAGTACTTTCTGCTTGGGTAACTAATTCTTCACCAAGGCGCTTATGTCTTTTATGATAATCTAGATAAAAGAAAACGTGATTAGCAGTAAAGGTTCTAAACTCTTTAGCTAGAGTCGTATATAAGAAAGGCAAATCCTTGATACTAGGATCAAAAACATCTCCTGTTCTAGAATCTACAATCCTGGTATTTTCTTTATCTAAAGAAGCTGCTCTGATATTGTTACATAGCCATTTACTATAGTTAAAAGCTTTCTTTTCACTTCTCTCTATAAAGACTTTACCATAAGAAGAAGTTAAAGCTACTCGAATACTAGAGATCTTTCTAATAGGAAGATCTGTTTTCTGTCTACGTAGCCTATATTCAATACCGTTAGAAGTATAAGTACCTTCTTCTGAGATTTTAGGTAACTTAAACTTAATGGTACTCTTTTTACCTTTTATAGGCAAAGCAGTATATTCATAGTTGAAGAAATTACCACTAGAGTCTTCAGTTTCTTCTACTTTATAGTCTGTTAAGATTAGTCCACCTTTTTGACTATGGACACACATAGCTGCTATGTCTTTCTGTAGTAGCTCTTGTGTATAAGTCTTGTCAAAGTCAATCAAAGAAGATTCTAGCATATCAGGATTAGAGACAGAAGAAGTCTGTTCCGGATTATCTATCTTGATAGGCTCTACTTTACTCTCTTCAGGTGTGACTTCTATATAACTCCCTAAAGGAGCATCTGTAAAAGGAGATTTTATCTTTTTATAGGTAGAAGAGAGTTCTTGTAATTTACGATAATCATTCGGAGAAATAGAACCATTCTCGATTAAATCATCTAACTGATCACGAACCGCATCTTCAGGTGTTTGATAATCTTCAACATAAATAGTATTATTTCTACCTGGAATGATTTCTTCTGTTCTTTCTTGTTGTACTTCTTTCTCTATAGAGAGTTCTTCTTGGAGCTGTGCTTCAATGAGATCTAACTCTCTTTGTTCTTTCTCAGTTAAGATATTACTATCATAGACAAATTGATCTTTCTTTTCATCAAAGCGAATAGAGACATCTATAGATTCTTCTATTTCTTTACTGGACTTATTTGGTAATGTCGTATTGACATCCACTTGATGTTTTTTGATATCATCTACCGTGTCTTCTTCATCTTCCGTATCATCATTCTCCTCAAGGATAGCTTTTTCTCTTTTCTCTATCTTGGTTTCTTTTTCTAGTTGTTCCGTAGGATCTATTTCTGTTATAGGAGAAGTATTGTCTTTAGTGATACCTTTATCGATATCTTCTCCTCTTTGCATGATCTCATCGACATCTTCACTTCTAACACCCATCAAAGACAATAAGAACTTGATTATATAGGTTCTCATGATCCTTGGGTTTTTACCTGAGGGATTATCGACAGATTTTACCCAGCTATAGAGACTACCTAGATTGATAATAGAGAAATAACCACTATCTAAGAATACCAGATCTATTTGCGATAAAGCTTTCTTAGGCAACTCTGAAAAAGCATTTCTTATACCTTGGTTTAAGACTAAGTTAGTTAGATGTAATACTAGTACTTTTTCAAAGCTATTAAACTTGGCAATATTAGCATTAGTTTCATTGTTGTTAATAGCTAAGAAAAAAGCTAAAGGAGGTAAGGTATTAGGATTATTAATAAAAAGAATCTGTCTACTGTTGGGATTAGCTTTATAGACATCTTCCATGCCTTTAATAACTGTATATATTCTATTATTCTCTTTATACCAATTTGATTTAGGATTGGTGAAATACTTGATCTTTCTTTCCATGTAACAATAGTTCATGACGAGAGGAGATTCCGCATCTTTTAATCCTAGTTGGAGATCAAAGATCCTTCTGATCCTCTTGTTCTCGGTTTGATATCTTCTCATCTCTGCTTTATAGACAGCATTGACGACTCTAGGGTTGCCTTCTTTGGTAGCTAGATCTTCTATGTAGTAAGTACCAATGATTCTGGTAACACCTTTAAAGATGGGATCTGTTTGCGATGGACCTACATCGGAGAAGTGACTAGGGAGATAATGGATGACGCTATGCTTAGGTAAGTTTAAAGATTCATTAGGGAAAATACGAGGTGCTAAAAGGTTAGCATCACGTCTATTGACAAATCTTCGGAAAAACTGATCGTATTGTAGTAACATGATTTAATCTCCGATTAAGGAATTGTCTTTAAGCGAAAGAAACATTAAGGGACTCCTTTAGTTAGGCGCAATCCTAACTATGGTTTTGGTTTATAGAAAATGACTCATTTCTTTATACACGTCATAGTCCCTCTACTCCCCTTTCGATAGGAGAGTAGTAGGGTAGGACGTCATTTTAATACTCTTCATCTTACTCGATATTCTCTATAGGTATGTTAAGCTTAATAACATCTACAGTTTTCTTTATTTTTATTTTCTTGATATAGATAGCATTATCAGCAATATCTATATCTTTTTTATCAGCGATGAAACCATAATCGGATAAAAAGTCAACAACATTGTCTTTGATTTCATCAATGGTATATCCTGCTTCATCTAAGTAAGCAACGTATGGGATTTCTCCACGTTTATATTCAGTCATAATAAATCCCTCTTTTATACTTAGGGTACCCTATAAAGGACACCTTAAGTATATTAAAACAATTATTTACTATCTATATATTTTCGATATCCTCTAATAGCAGTACATCTATTTACGATCTCCTGATCTTCTTTTGTAAATTGATCCATAGTCAAGTAAGGTTTAAAGGGGAAAATATCACTATTGAAGAAATTCTCATTGTAGTAGAAACTACGTTTACCTTCTTCAGTGAGTTGGAAATACACACCTATTTTACCCTCTTTCTCTCTGATGAAGTAATTTCCTTCAATTAAATCAAATACTCTATCTTTATCAAAAACATATTTAATACTGTCTAAATAGGCTTTTACGACATCTCTTTTATCTTGCAGAGAATAAAGATAAAAGATTTCTTTCTTACTAGGCGGGAAGAAATATAGCTCTAATTCTTTACAGTCTTTTAAGAATGGGACAATCTCATAGTGACGATCTATCTCTGGTAAGATCTCTCCTACATCTTCTCTGGTATAACCATATTTAGATAACGTAGATTCTAATTTACCTACCATCTTAGCATAATAGAACTTTTCTATAGCATCGATAAGTTCTTTAAGTGGCAATTTTTTATGATCCTGATTATAAAAATTACGTATATAATTAGAATCATATTCGTGATACCGTTGATTCCAGTAGTTTTCACTATGGTACATGTTTTACTCCTATATAGTCATATATACTCTAGAGAGCCCCTTGAGGACCCTCTAGAGTATAAAGATGTATGTTGATTATTCAATAAGTCTACTCTGATAAATTGTCGTCGTGACCATAGACACGACTTAAGACCTTTCCTAATAATTACTATTCGGAAAGGTTGTAACAGACATAATTAACCGTATCTATGGCTGTAGACATAACGAATTTCCCGGTAGCATCTACATATGCCTTTTTAGATTGGTTAAATTTTTTCACTTCTTCTACGGCTTCATCTGAATACACGCATGAAAAACTTGAAGTATCACCTGACTTTATTTTAATATACTTCGTTACGGTATATCTGGTATTACTACCACCCTATGTCTCCACAGGGACAAGACTATATCATCATCCTTCTATTTACTAGAGTGGGATGTCTCGCACTTCCTCTTCACTTGAAGAGTACTCCCTCTCGGGATAGTCGTTGAGGCGAAATCCATATGGTATATACCACTTAGGAAATCTGCCTGCTGATTATCTCTACCTAATTCTTTTCAAACCATGACCATACTAGCTTTCGCTACCTGTTTTGGTGAATTAGTCTAACCGGACTTATTATAATAAGTCCTATCGAGAACTTCCAGCATATCACGAGATGCGCACTTACACATTACTGTATAAGGGGACGGTGTTCATCAAAGTCGGCCCCACTTGCTGCTAGGCTGGCTAAGGGCACAGCTTGGCTATTGTGAGTATCTTCGTTAAGGACAGGAAAACTCCTTAACTGTATATCTGTTTTATTCCAATTGTCATCTAACCAATATCTTACTTCATCTTTAACAGTGGACTTGAGAAATACACTAGTACTTCTTACGTTATACGGGTTAGTAATAGGATACCTTACCGTAAAACCCATTACCTTTCTTTCTGTATGGTGTATAGTGTAATATAAAAACTCTATATAGGTCGTGGGATGACAATCCTCTCTTTTATACCCCTCGGGTAATTCTCTTATATCTCTAAAGATACGTACCGTATCATCTTTACCTAAATAAGTCAAAAAGACATATCTTTCTATACCTTCTTTATCTATTATCGATATTGGTTTATGGACCATATATGGATACTGAAAATCGGTTATCAGTTGTTCTATCCCTTCTGCGCTTCGATAATAATCAAAGATCTTGCTATCTATCTGACATTCTTCTATTTGCCAGGTTTCTTTGTTCAGTAACTGTACAGGATAATTAGGATCTTGCAATACTTCTTGTAAAAGAGAGTTCTGTATACAGTAAGTAGCCAAAGGCAAGATACTTTTCATGAACTGATATAACCCTACTACGGTATCATTATACCCTACATTCTCTTTAGCTCCTAGATATCTACCACTAGGTTTCTGAGCTGTGATGACATTTCTAGTACCATTGAAGATTCTTCTACTGGCCCATTTACCTAAAAAGAGTTTCTTTTTACCTTCTATTCTTTCACTTAGGTTTTCATAGAGCTCATTAAAAGTCTCTTGTATTTTAAATCTGGTTTTATCTACTAGAGAAGGATCTAGTTCGATCAAGTTAGGAGAGATATTGTTACTTAAAGAGATTAGTCTCTTATAGTAGTTGTTGATTTCATCATAGGTAGGTCTATTGTCTTCAAACTCAACATCCCTAAGTCCAGCAGGTAGAACAATAATCTTATCAATAATAGCTCTGTCTCTGAACTTATTCAAGAGTTCTATAGTTTGTCTTCTTCTATCACTTCCTGTATCTTGCAATAAGAGTTGTGGATAGTGTTTAAAGAAGAAGTGATATCCTGTTTCTCCTTCGATAGGATCACTTTTAATAAAGTCATTGTCCTTATAAGAGAAAGTGGCATACTGAGAACCACTTATGATGTCAATATACATCTTTCTTGCTTGGGTTAAAGCTTTATAGACGATAGGGTGTAAAACAGGGAGTTTGATATCAATATAAGCAAATCTCTTGTTTCTGAGTTCAGTACCTACTTCACCAAAGATCTCATTGCTAAAGAGTCCTTGACTACTATAGGTATCTTTATTACTATCGAAGATAGAAAGATCTGTAATAGGACTGAGCATCTTGAGATATTCAGGAGTGAGATTGAGTAGGGTGATATTAAAAGGTATAACTACTCTAGCCATATAGACTCTCCTTTGTATTTAATAAACCTATTTTTCATGTGTTTCTCCTGGTATAAGAAAGACCATCATATTTGCTTTTTGAAAGAAATATAATGCGAGTGTAAAAATGTATTTTAGTATGTGTAAACTAAACATTATTTGATTGTGTAAATATAACTATATTTTAATAGCAATTATTGTCTATAACCCTAGACATTCTCTAGGGTTTAGATTAATATTAATCTTATCTATTTTTTATGTCTTCTATATTAAGGGGAATGGTGAGAACCCAAATATTAATAAAAAACTTATCTCTATAATCCCCTTTTCCCCAATAAAAAGTTTAAGAGGGATTCATGATCATAACACATTGTCTCTTGAATGAAAGAAACACATATCCATCTTCATTACTATCATTTATAACACTGTTTATACACCATACTAACTCATCTACTCAACACTCATAAAACAGAAAATAGCAGATATACCTATCAGGGGTAAATACAATGGCATACAAGCAATACAACAAAAACAGACTCTATTGGCAAGAAAGGACTTTAAACATGTTACCTGAAGAATACCTACTCTCTGTCGACGATATCCTTCAACTCAACTTCCATTATGGCAACTACGCTTATTTCAGACACCAAATACAAAAATGCTTAAACACAGAAAGCTTAATACTAGAAAGATTTCATAGTTACTACTTCAACCGCATAGACATCAGACTAAAGACAACTATCAGAGCCAACGATTCTCAAGGAAGAAACTCAGTAGAATTTCTAAAACAACAATTAAGGAAAATAGACAACTGTATCCGTAGCAATGGACTATACGACAGATTACTAGGCACCATACTCAAATACGAAATAGGTCACAAAAGAAAAAGATGGCATATCCACATGTACTGTTTCTGGCGAGGAGACATAGCAATAAAAGAACACGACAGATGTCTATTGGAACTAAAAAGATTCATCGACAATCTATGTCCTGAATTAGATTGCTGGTGTATCTTTGATGCAGACATAGGGATTGGTAGTGTCTCAGATACCTCTTTCAAAGAACGTAATCAAGTAAGAACATTATTAAGCTACATATGCAAAATAAGAATACCTTCCATAGGAGTAAGTCTAGGCAAAATCGTAGAAGATTGGTCTGAAGAAGAGAAATGGGAAATAAAAGACATATTAGGCATGGAAATAAACAGGCAACATAGATGTTTCTCATGTCGAGTACGAGAATCTGGATTAGTTTCTTTATCTGAAATTAGAGATTATCCTAGATTGAAAGGCACTACTGAAATACTAGAAGCTTATCAAAGAGCCAAGACATGTTTACAGAGACTTAGACAGGAAAAGACCATACGAGATAGACAGGAGCAAAACATCGTTTTTCATGGCTATAGTGGAGAAGATATAAACAAAATGCTAGAAGATTACTTCCAGTCTATGACTTTAGTGGACGATTGATGACTATCGATCGCTCTTGAATGAGTCTACCTTTAGGTAGAGGAGTGAAAGAAAGATTAGTTATTCTTAGACAAACAGAGGTTATTCATGTTAAACAGATTCAATAGAAATCAAGTCGTATTCGAGTGTATAAGACTCAAGGGTAGTAATAAACTAGGTATCATTAAACCTGACAAAGATGGCTGTTATACCCAGGTCATAGGAGGACTGAATGCCTACAATAGCGGAGGTAGCTTTTATGAATTGGAAGCTGGACTACAGTTTTTCCAGGCTCAGTCTAGTTTTCAGAGAAAAATAGGTAGAGGAGTACTGAGAGCAGAGACAGGTCATCCTAAAAAGACACCTGGAATGAAGGAGTACGAGTATGGAGAGAGGATTTTAAGAATAGAAGAGACACTGGTCTGTGGTACTTGGAGAAAGATCTGGCTCTCCAATGCAGATCTTAGAGATGAGCAAGGTAGACGTATAGTCCCAATCATGGGCACCATATATCCATCAGGGCCTTATAGAGACATGTTAGTACATGCTTTTCAGAGTCCAGGAGAACAAGTCTGTTTTAGCATTCGTAGTTTCACCAACGATATCCCTAGAGGAGATGGTACTTTCATCAAAAAACTCTTACAGATAGTCACCTTTGACTATGTCAATGAGCCAGGGATATGGAGTGCGGAAAAGCTCTTGAGTCCCAACTTGGAGAGTTGGGATGAAAAGAGCTCTCTTGACGATGGTACTGACAAGTACCAAAGGAAAGAAAGCGTATCGCTCAGTCCTACATTGGAGTCTCGTACTGACAGTATCCTGGTAGATAGCTCTATATCTAGACAGGATTACAGTTACAGTAGTGACAGATACCACATAGATCCCAGTACACTCCTTTCAGTGATGGATCATCGTCCTGTAGCCAGTATGGAGGAGAGCAGATATGACAGTGAGTTTAAAGAGAGGCTACTAGAGATCGTCCACACTGAGACCAAGAAACCTAGTCTATCTTTCTTAGACTGGAAATAGTATCAATATAGCTTTCCTTCTCTCTATCTCTATCGAGATATCGCTCAGGAGCGCCAGAGGCGTCTATTTAGACGTATAAGACGATATATCACCTAGACCTATATGGTTTTATAGGGTAGACATAGATCGTGTCTCAGAGACGCTCTGAGACGCTTCTAGCGCTCTTGAATGATGCTACGCATAGTAGCAGAGTGAAAGAAACGTTTTAGAGCTATTTACCATACAGAGACATTATGCATTTGGAGTGAGTGATGATTGTAAATCGAGAGAAAGACGAACAAGAATGGCGTAGCCTTGGATTGAGGAGAGAACGATGATCGTAGATCGAGAGAAAGACGAAATACAAAACATCCTGGATCACATCAATGCCAGTCTCTCTCCTCATGATAAAAAGATCCTGAAGACAGAGATAGATTTTGGTGTACCAAAAGTGATTCCAGGAATAGGACTGGATACCGTAAAGCATTCCGATCCCAATAGTGAATATGTGTACAATACCCAGGTAGAAGTCAAAGACAGGCAAAACCACCACACCACTGTGGAATACCGAAGACTGGATTTGGGATTGCAGTTGGAATTATTGGGTATTGAGAAAGACAGGATCTTTAGGAAAAAATATCAAGAATACAGCCAGACTGAGCTGAAGAAAATATATTGTGAACTAGGACAGTTTAGAGAAGAGAGCATTGAGATGGTCGTAGAAGATACAGGAGATATCGATACGAAGACTATCCGATTTTATCCGATTGAAGACAGTCTGTTGTACATCGGAGAGATAGTCTCTACCTGTGTCTTTGACAAAGAGAAAAAGCATCTAAAAGATCTGTTTAGAGATCCCAGTATGGATGGGCTGGAGTATCATGTGTTACCATAGATACAGCCTACTCTTGACTTGAGTCTTGATAAAGACGATCCTCTTGACTGAAGTGCCGCTTTGCGGTACGTAAGGA